TCTATCAAGACACCCTTAACGCCTTTATTTATGAATATTTATGCAATAAAAATGAATAATTATGCAGGTCGATTAAAAAACGAAAATGGGGAGAGGAGGGGGAGATTTGCCCATTCACCAATCAAAATTATAGAGTAAATTTAGGTTAAAAGCTTTAGTATCAATGATTTCCCTTACCCATTCACCAATACAATTTTACATGCAAAAATAGGTCAAACCCTTATGGCTGTAAGAATTACACTCTCTCACCCCATTCACCACTAAAGTATTATATGTAAAAATGGGTTAATCCTTAGAGCCTCAACGGTTTAGCTCGCTTAAGGTCGATTATAAAAAAGACCCTCTCTGAATTTCTGTATTCAGTAGTGAAGGTCTTAAGGATAAAATAGGTTATGTATAAATATTGATATGCAAAATTCTGCATAAATGACTAAAGCCTTAGAAAGAGTAATAGAATAGTATCAGTATGGCTGTAAAGACCTGAGAGTTAGAATGAGTGACTTTCAGGAAGTGATTTGGAGTAACGGTGATAGCGGATGAACTCTCTAAGCCTATTAGACTGCTCTCTAGCGGACTTAGGGTTGTTGTAAAGACTATCTAGCTTGCTGAGGATTGTGTTGAAGAAGAAGTCGATAGGATGCGTATGAGAGCGTTCTAAGATGAGCTCAATACGTTCTGTGAGAATTGGCTTGCTGTTTTTGAAGGAGATGTAATAGGCTTGCTCTGAAGGAAAGTTGTCCCTGATGAAGTTCTTGAGGTATTTGTATCTTGTGTATTTGAGGATACGTGCTGTGATGACCATCTGATAATCAGGATACTCTCTTACTACTGTGGTATTGTGATTGTAGTGTTCTAAGAGCCAACGCTTAAGGTATTTCTTATATGCTTCTCTCTTTTCCTCCATTGCTGTGGACTGTGTGAGAAGATAAGCCGAATACATCTCAGGAGTGATGAACTCCTCACCTATTGCAAGTCTGATGACCTTAGGGGTTAATACACTACTGCCTGATTTGAAGGAGAAGAAGTCCACAGGAAGCTTTGTGATGGTTTTGAAGTCTGTTATGGTTAAGTCGTTATAGCTGTTATACACAGTGGAGTAGACGAAGCTGATGACTTCCTGTGCTGTGTAGTCCTCTGCTAGGCTTTTGATGAAGTCCATGACCTTACCCCTACCTAAGCTGTTGTAGAGTCTCACATAGCTGAAGGCATGAAGCTTTGTGATGAAGACGTTTCTTCCCACAAGGTTGTATAATGGTCTACGGTTGTAGATTATTTCATCAATATCCACTTCTGTGTCTAAATGATAGCACATGAACTGTCTGATATTCTCCTTAAGGGTGTAATCAGCAATCTTACCCTCCATTCTCTTAGCTAACTGATAAAAATGTCCAGGAACTACAGAAAATCTATCAATTCCCTGGTTATTAAAGGCTAAATTACATATCTTGCTAATCTTCATGACCACTCCTTTGTGTTTTTCTATAGACTAACATAACTTTACCCTTTAGTCAATACACTGTGACATATTTCTACTGATTTTCTATTGGGGGTAGTTACTATTAGATATAAGATACTTACTTAATACTATAATCTATAAGACTATAAGTAATTATCTTATATTAGATAGTTATGAACCCTAATACTTATTCCACAGGTTTATAGTCCACAATCACTGAGTCCATTAATTAGGAGCAGTTTCTATTCTATATAAGATACTTACATAACTATATAGATAATACTATAGTATTAAGTAATTATCTTATATTAGATATTATCAACCCCTAATAAAATTTGACACAGTTTCACAGGTGTGATAAACTTTAGTCATGAAGATACTAAGTTTAGACCTATCATCTAAAAGTTCAGGATATGCTGTGTTAGAAGATGGTAAAATAATTGATTATGGGACTATCAAGAGCAATGACCCTGATTATGTTATTAGAGGTCACTACATGGCTGAGTTTGTGAGAGTGTTATTCTCTAAGTATGGTAGCTTTGATATTGTGGTTATTGAAGAGCTAAAGGTACTTAAAAATCAGAAAGTCTTAGCAATGCTAGGAGTTATCCAAGGAATGGTTATCCGTGAGTGTTTTAATTCACAGGTTGAGTTTGTTCCTCCTACCATGTGGAGAAAGCCTTATGGATTAAATGGTAAGCGAGAAGAGGCTAAGAAGAAGGCTATCCAATATTGCAAGGATAAAGGAGTAGAAGTCAACACAGATGATGAGGCTGAAGCAATTCTTTTAGGAAAATATTTCTCAAAAATAGTTGACAGTAACCTATCTGTGTGATATACTATGTATATCTCTGAAACGAAGGGCAGTTGAGCTGTCCTCTAAGTGTGTATAGCCAAGTGGCAAGGCAGAGATTTATTAGAGGTTGCAAAATGATTAAGTTTGATGATAATTACTCAGTAGATGAGTATGGTAATGTATATAGCCACAAGTATGGTAAACTTAGAAAGTTAAAACCATACATTAGCAAAAAAGGTTATATCATGTATAGACTGCGTATTGATAACAAAACAGTACAATTCTCAGGTCATCATCTTAGCTATTTTGTAAACGTAAGTAAATTTGACACAAATGATGGTCTACAGATAGACCATATAGATGGCAATAAGCTTAACAATCACTTTAGTAACCTTAGAAGAGTTACTGCTAGTGAAAATGCTAGAAACCCTAATACTATAACGTATGGAAGACAATGCACAAACAAACTAAATCTTGATGTTGAAGAGATTAGAAGTTTGATTAAGCGTGGTTATTCTCAAACAGAGATAGCTAAAATGTTTAATTGTTGCAGAGCTACCATAAGAAACTATCTTAAAGGTTATAGTATTAAGAACAAAGCATCTTCTTACTACAGAGTAAGAAAATGTCCTCATAGCCAAGTCTGGTAAGGCTCTAGATTGCAACCCTAGGAACGTTGGTTCAAATCCGACTGGGGACTTACCTCTAATATTTCTTCATTCGTCGGTTCAAATCCGTCTACACACTTTGGTAATTACCCATTACCTTTCCTTTCTTAAATGCCCTAAAATTGTGAGAGGTCTTAGGGCTATTGCGGTGGATACCGTTGGTTGATATCTCCTTATGAGGAAAGAGGGTTTCAGCACCCTCCTCTACACCCTTAGTTCAACTGGATAGAACACATGCCTTCTAAGCTTGCAATACAGGTTCAAGCCCTGTAGGGTGTATAATAAATTTTGGAGGTACTTTGTTGTGACTAAACATAGCAAATTATACTCTGAGACTATGCGAGAGCTTAGCTTGCTTGATGAAGACTCTCTCAAACTATATCAAATGCGGTGGGGACTGATTGATGTAGATGAGGTCATTGTCAACAAGGTAGGCTTTGCTGTGTATAATAATATCCCTCCTGCTACACCTGTGGCTAAGAACGCTATGCTTCAAATCATGGCTTCTTACGAGAACAGCTTTGACCGTAAAGAGTGGGCTGACCGTATTGAAGGTAAAGCTACACAAACTACTGTCAATGTCAATCATGACACTAAAGATGGTGTTGAGGAGCTTAAAAATTATACTAAAGCTAAATTGGATGAACTTTTTGGAGAAATGTAATGGCTTCACATAATCCACAAGAGCATCTGTTTGATAAGCATATCAATTCTGTTACAGAGCTAATCGAGAAATTTGTAACTTCTGTGGTATATGGTGGGGATTATATAACAGCAGAAGCAGAAATCATTGATTATCTCACAGATATGTACTCAGAGTCGTTTTTAGGAGAAGTTGACTATATTCTAGATGTTCTAGGGTATAATGTGACTCCTCAAAGCCTTATTGAAGTCAGAAACAAGGTAGACACCACAGCTTTTGTGCGAAGTAATCGTCACAGGCTTAAGGATATTTTTAGAGAGCACACTAAGAAAATTCAGAAGCTTGTGGAAGATAACAAAGACACAATGAGTAAGGAGGCTATTCTTGAGACCTATTGGAGCAACATTGATAGACTTGCTATCAGTGAAGTTCAGATGGGTATTGAGAAAGCTTCAGTGCAAAGCTCTAAGCTATTTGAAGATGTCACAGGGGTTAAGCTCCTTAAAACATGGAACTCAGTGGGTGATGAGAGAACTTGTCCAATCTGTAGAGCTATGGATGGTCTTACCATTCCTGTGACTGAAAGCTTTCAGGCTGTTGCTCCTTCAGCATCTATTTCTGAAGAATTAAGCTACACAGGAGGAGATATTGTATATGCACACCCAAGATGCAGATGTTGGGTCACTTATTCAGAAGCGTAAGGTTCTATCGAACAAGGAGAAGCTTAGTCTTCTTCTAGACCAAGTAACTCCTCAGGACCAACTTAAGGATGCTGTGAAAGGTAAAATACCTAAGCACTTTAAGAGGAATACCATTAGGGAGAGACATGGTTTTGAGAAAGAGCTAGAGTATTATAAATTAGGTTTTACTACAGCACTTTCTGAGTTCAACATAGAATTGTGGTGGTCCCAAGCTGTTCAGTTTGGGGCTTTCCTTAGTGGTGACTATAAAACAGGATACTGTGTAGCTACACCTCGTTATGGTAAGTCTTTCCTTTGCGGAGTAATGTCTAATCACTTTGCCTATGAAGGTGAGAATTGCTATGCTGTAGGTTCTACACAAGAGTATTCAGGGATTATCATTCAGCATGCGAGAGAGATACTTGTTAAGGCTCACCCTGATGTTAAGGCTATGCTATCCTTTGATGAGAAGGATGTTACCTCTGTGGATAAGAGACTTAAACGTGGTCTATCATCATTCTCTAGTGAAGGGTTCTCTTTCAGGAATGGTGGTAAGCTAGAAGGACTATCAGCAGGTTCAAACTTTACTGACCCTTCTAAAATTCACGTCATTGGTCGTGGTGGTAACATGTTTGGAGATGAAGCTTCAGATATCTCACCAATAGCCCTTGGTCACATGGGTCGTAGAGAATTTGAGTCTGATGATGGACGAAAGCTCATCATGTACTTAATCTCAAACCCACGGTCACTTAACAGCTTCTATGACTTTATGATTAACGAAGACCTAGCTGATGATGAGTTTGTTATGTGGCTAGATGTTGTCACAGCTATGGAAGAAGGAAGTATTAAGTACACCAAGGAAGAGCTGATGAGGTCACAGTTTACAATAACTGAAGACTCAATCAGGGAAAACCTTTTGTGTGAGTTTCCTACAGAAAGGTCCTCATTCTTTGATGCACCTCCTGATATTCTTGAGTCATTCGATATGAACCAAGAAGGACTAGACTTCTTCCTAGGAGTCGATAGTGCCTATAAGGGTGCTGACAGTATTCAGGTTACTATATCTTCTGTGGATAAGCATAATCACTTCACCACTATTGACACTAAGGATATTAAGCCTGCTGAGTGGATAGATGGTATCACAGCTATTGAGATTGTGGATAAGATAGTGACTATAGCGAACACACTTAAGGTAAAAGCTATTGGGATTGACTCAGGTGGTGGAGCTCACATAGTACAACCATTGAAAATGAGAAGATTATCAGGACAGCTTAAATGCCCTGTGTATGATATCAACTTTGGTGGTAAGCCTACTGAGATTAAGGTTATTGCCAAGGACCCTAGTGCTGAATATGCCTTTAACAGAAGAGCTGAGATGCACTTAATGTTGAGAGGTATGATGGAAGCTAAGCGAGTTTCCTTTGTACGCAAAGTTTGGGATGCTATATCAAGACAGATGTCCTTTGTGTCTGAAATTCAGAAACCTGAGGATAGAAAAGTCAAGATTAGACCAAAAGCTGAAATTAAGAAATTGCTAAGACAATCTCCTGACGAACTGGATAGTGTATTGCTCTCTCTCCATGTTGCTGAGTTGTTTTACTTAGGAGGTACCTAATGGTATGTGGAAAATGTCGGAAGGATGAGTGCGGTGGAGACTGTGCAATGGACCGATATTTCAAGGGTGATTACAAAGACAGGTTAATCTATGCAAGCTCAGGCTTCAGAGGTATCTCTGTCCGTGAAACACTTGAAGATATTGAGAAACTTGCTCTAGACCTACCTGATGTTGACTATATCCTAGACAACATTGTGAACTATATGTTTACTAACTACTTGACTACAGATGACTTTAAGAAGGATGATATCCTCAGAAAGTATCTGTATAAGCATAACTTTAATGGTCAAAGAAACTATGATGTACTCAAGCAGGTTGCTAAAGGGTATAGAAAATATGGTTACTATGGTCTCTTGAGAACTAAGGATGGTCTTGTAGGAGTCCATCCAAAGGATATTTTAGCTTGTGTAATTGATTACCCTAAGAAACCTGTCCTAAGACAAACTTTAGCTTATCTAATCAAGAATACCAATGTCTATCAGACACCCTATGACCAAAAGACAGGTAATCCAAGACTTGCTACTGATTACTCTGAAGAGGACATTAAGAAAATCCTAAAGGACCCCAAGAAGTATGAAAAAGATGTAATGGTCGTGACAAGTGATGAGTTCGCTTGTGTGAGACTAGATACTTCACAAACTTTCTGTATGAGTCCACTTCTACGTGATAGAAAACGTGTTGAACTTATTCTTAATATCCTCAACCGTATGAACTATGATATCTCTCGTAACGGTATTGGTACTATTGCACTTCAGGCTAAAGATACACTTGAAGAACAGGTACAAGAGAGTGTAGAGCAAGGTTCTTCTTTTGATAGTGGAGAATTGCTTGACTTAGGTCGTACAGCCAAAGAAGAGCGTAATCAGAAGATTATTGAGGATATTGAGAAGTTTGCTGAAAAGCTTTCTGAGACTGAGTTCAATGATGCTATTGTGTATACAGGAAACTTCCAAAATTTAGAACAGCTTGAGCGTGATACTAAGGCTACAGACTTCCTAGAATATCTGTCCATGTATGTTCCTGCTATCATCTGTCGTATGTTTGGTGTCCCACCTAGACTTTTTGACTCAGATAAAACAGTATCTAACATTGGTACTCACAGTATCATTGACAATGCTATGAAGAATACAATTATCCCTATGAGGGACCACTTCCTTGGTCAGATTGTGCATCTTCTTCAGAAAGCTACTGGATTAAGTGAGCATATCAAGTTTGATAGCTATGAGTTTACATCTAGCTATAACTATAATAATGACATTTACATCCTTGATGTATATGACAGATTAAAAGATATCAACATAGATATGGCTGAAGCCTATTTATCTAAAAACCTAATTGTTTAAGGAGAAATCATGCCAGAAAAGATTTTGAGTATTGAAGAACTTGCAAAGATGCAGGAAAGCTTCACAGGTGCTACACAAACAGATACACCTGTTGCAATCCAAACACCAACTAGCTCAGTTGTGAATGGAGAGCCTACTAAACTAGGGACTACAGAACCTAAAGATTATACTTTAGTATTTTACCTACCAATCCCTAAGGAAGGTGCTCCTCAGGGTGCTGAAATTGTTATGGATGGTAAAGCATATAAGCAAGTAGTCCATGCTGAGGAAAAATTTGTTTCTCCTCGTATTGCACGTAAGGTTAGACACTATGCTTCAACACTTGCACTAGCTTTTACTGACTTGAAAGAAGATGGTTCTTCTGAAATCTACACAGTAGAAGACTTAATCAAGGTTTATGAAGTATTTGATGATAACGTAATTGATGCTTGTGAAAAACTACTAGGAGCAGTATTAGGAGTAAGTGACTCTCTCCTACAGTACATTACAGATGAGTCATTGATTGAGAACTGCTCAAAAGTATTGGATAACAATCCTTCGTTTTTTCAAGCTGATTAGTTACTTGGTGAGGTATCAGTGGGCTTTCCTTCAAGGTTTAGTTAAACCGAGGGATGAGTTCACTGGACTTGCCTACGAGGAGATGGTACCTGTGTCTCTAGATGAGATAACTGAGCAGGTGTTATCTGTGTGCAAAGAATACAACATCAGTTACGAATATGCTATGGAGAAGATGTACTATCCTGATATAACTGTTATGTATGCTAAGATGGCTAATGAAAATGCTTTCAAGACATACAATGAGTGGTTAAATCTAGATGAGACATCTCAAGGCAAGTTTGTTACTGATTATGGACCTCCTAAGCCTTATGTGTATGAGATACTTACACCTGATAAACAAAAAGAAGGGCTTAAGAACCAAGAGAAATCTAGAAATACATTGAAAGATATGTACCGTCATGGAGGACGAATTAATGACTGAAGTTATCAGTGATGTTTTAGGGTTTTTAGACACAAAACGAAAAGAAATTTTACCTGAGTATACACGTAATGGTAAGCCTGTATACACATTGAGAAAATATGCAAACTTGACTGACCTAGATGCAGAAGTGCTAATCAATGGTGGTCATGAGAATGTTGCTCAGAAAATTCCTACTATTGGTGTTACAGGTAACATGCTTCGTACACCACGTACATCATACGCTGTGAATGTGGAAGTTGCTTTTGATAATCGTGTAAAAGTATCTGACCAAAAAGTAGGTCAGAAGACTGAGAAGGTCTACACCTTTGTGGTTGACCAACGTGCATTGATGGAGCAGTCCACAGGACATCTTTATGCTAACTACATTGTAGGCTTTGTGGTTGGTAAAGGTAAAGATGATAAGCCTGAAGTACGAGGAACTGTGCATATCAAGGAAGATGACTTCCTTAACAACTTTGATACAACTTTTGACCCTTTCAGAATGGAAGAGATTATGGAGTTAATCAATAGATACCGTCTAGAGCACGGTACAGCCAAGGTTCTTGATGAAATCGAGTTCTAATTGACATGGAGGTAATTTGACATTACCTCCTTTTATGTTATATTATGTTTATAATTATGCAGGAAGGAGCACTTTGATGGCTAACACAATTAAAGTTCCAAAGATGAAGCTTAAAATTGTAGTTGCAGGTGAAACTAAAGAGTTTAAATCACCTTTAGCTGAAACAATTTTAGCTCAAGTTCGTAAGGTTGTAGTTGGACAAGAACAAATTCAATATTTTGATGTTGAAGAGAAGAAGTTCAAATCATTCACTTATTGCTGTGGTGATAAGTATGAGTTCAACTATGAGTTGGAAGAAGTTAAGCTCAAGGAAACTGAGTTTGATTGTTATGGCTTCCCTATCACATACGCAGGAGATAAGTAATGGAAGAAACAAAAATTGTAGGTCAAACTTACAAAGAGTTTCTACGTGAAGTCCGTGCGAGACAGTTCGGTTATGAGCTTGATGAGGTATCTAGCATTACTGAAGGTACCACAGTTAAAGCAAGTAATGAAAAAGGAAAAGAGAAAGAAGTGAATAAGAGTGAGTAAGTTTAGAGTGTCTAGGTTTTTGAAGCGTGACCTAGTTATCAGAGTCAGCTTTTTAAATGATAAGGGCATCATCCAAAACTCACGTAAGCTTTTTGAATTTTATCCTAATAGCTCTCAAGAGAATGAAGGTTGGTATGAGACTGATGATGAAGTTCTCTTGAAGAGTCTTGAAGAAATAACTGAACAGCTACCTTTCTCTACTGAAACAGAAGCAGGATTAAAACAGGATGGTGTACCTTATGAGTATGCCTACTGTGCATCCTGTGGAGGTAGAAAAGTGCGTAAGTTGAAATACAACATGTTTGAGGTGATTAGGGATGCCAATTAAGTCACAGATTGCTAAGAGAATTATTGATGAGATTAATGTGTATCTTGAACAGAAGGACTCATTAGACTCTATCATGAACCTCTCTAAGACTGGAAAAGAGTCTGAAAAGTTATCTGTTGATAGGATTGATAATCCTAATGGTTATATGACATTACTCTCTGAAGGTTCTGTCCTTTACTCTGATGGTACAATTAGACTGTACATCTGTAAAGGGACCCTTAAGAATTGGTATGATAACTTACCTGATGATTTTGAAGGTTTTGTTAGTACAGGTCACAGGGACTTAGATGCTTACCCTGTGAGAGAGGGTTACTTCAGAAAGTCTGACCTTAAGCTTGTGGTTGATGAGCGTGGTAGGTATGACCTACTTGTAAAACCTCATGTAAATTTGGAATTAAGTAATATAAAGGACTTATTAATTCAAGATGAGCCTTTTGCTATTTCTTCTGAGTTCATGTGGTACCACAAGGAGATTAGGGAAGTTGACCTAGAAGAGTTTACTAAACTTGCTGAGTATAACCTTGAACATGGTGGGACCATTGATGTACCTATCACAGATAGATTAGAAATATTAGGCTTCTCCTTTGTGGGAAACCCTGGTAACGCAAAGAGTGGAGGATATGAACCTTCACTACTAGTAAGAAATGAGGAAGAACACTTGAAGAATAAAGAAATTCTTGATAAAGTTCTCGCTCACCTTAGTGCACAAGTTGAAGAAGAAGTTAAGGAAGCTACTGAGCTTGAAGTTGCTGAAGTAGTTGAAGCTCCTGAAACAACTGAAACAACTGAAGCACCTGAAGTAGAAGAAGTGAAAGAAGAAGCTGAAGCTACTGAAGAAAAAGTTGAAGCAGAAGAACCAAAAACTGAAGAAGGTGAAGCTCTTGCTAAAGCTATTGAGGCTATTGAGACCCTTAAGGCTGAAGTAGAAACACTTAAATCAGAAAAAGCACAATTACAAGCTGAGCTTGAAACTAAGAAAGAAAATGAAGATGCTGTGGAAGGTCAGTTGAGCAAACTTGCTAAACTATTGGAAACTGTAAATCCCACTGTGGAGAAAGCATCTAAAGAAGAGCCAAAAGAAGCTACTAACCGCTTTGGACGTGCTCGTTTTGGAGGACAATAATGACTAAAACTAACTTTGATATTTTGTTAGGTGAAGCTATTGACAACTTGTATGAGCGTACAAAAGCTAAACTAGGTAATGTTGAAAACTTCTCTAATGAAGACGGTAAAATTCCTTTTGGTATCTCACGTGACTGGTCAAAAGCACAACCTTCACTTCGTGAAGTTGGTATGGATGATGAGTTGGTAAACGATATCCTTAAGCGTTTTGAACAATCATCTTTCGGTGCACTTCGTCAAGCTAAAAATGGCGACTGGATTATGGAAGGTATCACTTGGGGAACTAAAGCTCCTGACTTTGCCAACGATACTTCAGATGCCTGCTGTTTCACTGAGAAGTTCACTATGCAAGCTACAGGTGATGCTACACCAGTTCGTTACCTCTGTTTCAAAGACTGTGAAACTCGTCTTGACCGCTTGATGAAAGACAAGATGCACTTCAAACAGGGAGACCTTCTTAACATCTTCCAACGTTTGGGTATGTCTTATGAAGAAGCTGAACAATTCATGGCATGGTATACTTTCGCCTTTATCGTTCAACGTCATATCGTTCAAGGTATGTTGAACTTCCAAGGTCAAGGTCTACGCCCATTCGCAGGTGTGGCTGAAATGATGTCTCACCCAGGGGTTACTCCTATTGATGCTTCAGGTTCAGTTATTGGTGCTTTCCGTCAGGTTGCTTGCTACCTTGATGTATTGAATAACCAATCAGCACGGTATAAAATCTATGTTCACCCATTAACTCTTCGTGGAATTAAAGCTGAAATCGTTCCAGGTAAAGATGGTAAGCTTCCTCAAGGATGGTCAGTAAATGGTGAAACAATTAGATTTAGAGGTATTCCTTTTGGAACTTCTTACCACTTGCCTTATGACCTTGAAGAAACTATGACTGGTGAAGCTTACGTTATTGACTTGGCTAGAGTAGAAGCTTTGACTCAGTATGACTTGTTCGTACCTCAATCTTCTATCTACACTCAACGTACTGAAGATACATCTAAACCAGGATGTGAAGTCATCTGTGACAAGTATGAAAACTTCGGTTTGGTACATACTAACTCACATATCTCTCACCTCCTTGTGGCTAACATTCCACTTGAGCAAACTTGCCCTGCTGTGGTATTCGAACGTATCCAAGGACTTCTCACAGGACTTAACCCATTCCCTATGGCAACTATTCCTGCTAAATAAGGAGACAGTAAATGCAACCTGAATTGGAATTAATTAAAATCACCAATAAGCTTCAAGAGAAGTGTGGTTGCTTTGACTGTGATGATGGAGCAACAATGCAGGGGTACATGGAGAGCTTTCTTCGTGTACTCGCTCGCTTGTTCTGTTGGACTGATGGTGAGTGTGACACTATTCTGAAGAGAAGAAGACATGAAGTTATTCCTATCACTGAGTTTGAACTTTGCGGATGTGATGCAATGGTTGAGCTTAAGCCTTACTACTATAAGGGGTTTGACCCTACTACTCTCAAAGTCTACTTACACAAGCGTAAGGGCTTAGAGAGAGAAGAATATGAACTGGATACTACAAGGTATAACTGGTCCTTTGTGGATGGTACATTACTGATTAATGTCACAGATGAACTCAGCCCTTGCTGTAAGTGCTGTGACCCTTGCTCTTGTGAGGCTCAGTATAAAATCATATTGGACTATGAAGCTGGCTACACCTCTGAAAATCTACCTGATTGCATTTATGAGGCTATGTGTCACTTCATGAATATCTTCATCTCTTATCAGAATAAGTGTGGTTCACTTGATGAGTGTGCTAACATGGATAGATTGGCTGTAGGAGCTGTGCTTAAGCAGAAATCAGTAGACTATATCGTAAGAGAATGGACTATTGATAATGGAAGCATTGACAGGTTCTATGTTAAACTAATCAATAAATGGTCACTAGCTACACTCAGCTCACTATCACTGTGTAAGAAAGTTTACACAGAAGGGATGCACTTAGCTATTGGGAGAAGAAAAGAATGCAAGTAAAATACAATGGAGAATACGCAAGAGAGTCACGCTCTTACGGATGCTCTAAGTGTGGTACTGGACGCTCCATTAGTGGTGTAGAAACTTACCGTACTGTGTATAGAACTTACTATGGAGGAAGGTTGTATATCTTTGAACAAGGTAAAACTTATCCTGTAGATGAAATTCTAGGTAAGTATCTAACAAACTTAAAATACACAGATAAGCAAGGTAACATTCGTAACACTTTTGAAGAAGTTCCTGATACTACAGAAGCTACTTTTGTTAGGGATATTGAGAATAATGAGTTTAAGGTTACAGAAGAAGAGGCTCCTAAGCCTGAAACTCCTGTAGAACCTCCATTAATCAATGATGCCCTTAAACCTGAAGAACTGTAATATTAGGGGGTATCATGGGTCTACCACAGAATAATAAAGAAATTATTTTATTAAGACAAGGTACAGCTACTCCCACTTATGATGAGAATAGTAGACAAGTCTTTAAATGCCTGTGGGAAGAAGTTGAGCACATTAAATGTGTTGACCACATGCCTACCTCTAGAGGAGCTGAAAGTGATGCCACTACAACCCATGGACTTGAAGGTTCTAGGCAATTAGAGACATTCTACTTTTCACTACATAACCAATCTCACGCTTGTAACCTTGATTTTAAACATGGTTACTATATCATGCAAAGGATATCCACTAGATGTAACTATTGGGACTGTCCTGAGGATGCAGGGTATCTATTTTGGAAGGTAGTTGCTGATAGATGTTATGAGATACTTCCAGGTTGTTGGGATATTAAGCTCACTGGTGAGCGATTAATACCTAGAGAAAGTGAGCAGATGCTCCTAGAGTGTGCACCTTTTGTTAAGCAATTACAGGGGGTGATTACAGTTGACCACGATTGATATACACAATTTCAAGGGTACAGAACTAGTTGAAGAATTTACTGATTTTGTTATGACTGGTGCTTTAGAAGCTAAAGCTATAGCATCTAAGGATACTGGTAGAATGGTAAACTCAGTCAAGATTAGGAAAGTACCTGGTGGGTTTGAGGTATACAGTGATAGAAATGACTTCCCTCCAACTTCTAGAGGTAAGGTAAGATATTATACTAAAGTATATGTTGAGAAAGGTTATCCTCCTAAGTGGGGACCATTCGACTTTATCTATGATGGCTTCATGAACATTGGAGAAGGAGAGCTTGTCAAAGGTGGAGTAGGTATGTACTCTGCTAAACATCCTTCAGGTAGAAGAGGAGCAGGTTCGTCTAATCTATCAGGAAGTGATAGAGCTTCTGTGACAGCTTATTTACAGAAAGCAGGTACTAAATTTTCACTTAAGGTACCTAAGAGGTTAGTGAAATGATGAGTGCCCTGTATATAAACATCAAGAAGTGGCTTCAGATGTATGGAGCAGATGTGTTAGACTATTTTATTCAGCCTGACCATCCTGAAGAGAGAGACCCACGTAAAAGATATAATAACTTTGATGAACAGTTTAACAAACATGTAGGAACTTCTGAGCACTTTCAACTTAATCAGGGAGCTGAGTTCCCTTTCCTAGCTATTGATATAGCCTGTGATAATAGTTCTAAGTGTTTTCCTAAGTTCTACATAAATTTCTCTGTGTACTATTCTTCTGTCAGTCCTCCCACTGGAAGGGTTTGTATAGAGAACACCCCTGAGGGAAAACTAGAGTACAGAGAAGAAGTTCATTGTCAAATTAAAAACATGCTAACTCATCAAGTTAGTACACCTCAGGGGATACAGAGAAAGACTTTCGCTCAAGATGTAGCCTCATTGGAAAATTGGTACTTGCCTATCAAGGTCAAGATACAGGAAGTTGGATGTCCTGAAGACTTCTCTAATGAGCTTGTGGATGAGGTTGAAATGTTTTCCTTCCCTGTAACCTTATCAATTTATACATGTTAGAAGGAGAAAAACATGACTGTGGAAAAACCACTTAACATTGATGCGTTCTTCATGTCTCGTAATGAGATTGCTAACCGTCATGGAAGCAAACTTGAGCTCCAAGCTATGGCTAGAGTTCGTGAGCACATGGTAGAAGAAGCTAACAAACCAAAACCTTCAGTGCAAGCTGAAAAAGCCCAAGCTGACAATAAGAAAAAGGAGAAATAAATGTCTAACTGTTTTGTAGATATGAGTCATCCTATGTATGGCTACAACACTCAGGATAAAGACAATAAAATCATTGTCGCTATCAATGAGGAAATTCGTCCTTGTGTTCGGTGGAAAGCTAACAAGCAAGTACAAATTCCTACAGGTACCTTGGTACAGTATGTACGTAAAGATGTTCCTGAAGACCAACTTAACTGTACACCTTTGAAATGCTTTAACACAGGAACACTTTATGTTAAATCTGCTGAAAAAGCTATCAAGGTTAAATACCAAGTACGTTCTGATGCTGATGACTATGCTCTCGGTTTCAATATGGTATATGTAAACGTACCAAAAGCAGGTAAGTACCAGTTGAAAGTTACTGTTGCAGACTTCTCTGACCTACCACAAGAAAACGCTTATGTGTACACTTACGACTTTGAAACTCATGCACCAGGATACGTTCTACGTACTATTGACTTAGCTGATACTAAAGCTATGACTCAAGTTGGTGAAGGATGGAAACCATCTGACCATGGTGTAGTTATCTCTTATGAAGTAACTTACAAAGGTGAAGATGAGTTTGATGGTCAAATTGGACTTTCATCTCCAATGATTGTCAATGACCGTTCTGAGTTGCGTAAGTTCTCAAACGTATTGCTCTCATGTTTGACATCATTCACTCACAACATCTCAGTACCTACTACAGATGCTAGATGCTTTGGTCGTCAGTATGATAAGTCACAAATTGAAATCACAAAAGAAATCACAGCTACTACTACTTCATGTAATGACTACTGGTTGAACCCACTTCAATCTATGTCTAAGAAGATGACTAGTGGTATCCCTGTGACTGACAGCTTCGTGGTTGAAAAAGTTGAAGTTGATGGTAAAGTATATGGTTCATTGGTTATCCCTGACCTATACTATGAAGACTGTAATACAATCATTGTGTCATCTGACCGCTGTGACTGTACTTACCTATCTTCTATGCCAATTTCAGCAGGTATCAACCTTGAAGATGATGAGTTCATTGCTTTGACTCAAACTCACCATGGATTGGGTAGAGGAACAGTTCTTGTGAACCCTATGTATATCGGTGAGAAATTGCTCGTTACCTACAATGGAGAGCGTGATGTTGAGCTTATCGTAGCAAACGATAAACGACTTCGTAACACTCACTTCCGTGTAACTCAAATGGTTGAGAACACTAGAGGTATCAAGGAATACTACGTATTCAACAATGTACTTATCACTGAAAACTCACGTGAGTTCGGTACAGATGGAGAAATCACTCTATCACTTACATTCACTGTGAGCCGAGATGAAAATGGTAACTTCTACGAAATTCGTAGAAATGTGGAAGATGTAGCATAGGAGAACTTCTAGATGTCAGTACGTACAATCGGTGTTAAGATTGATGGTCTCAATGATATTGAGACTGCATCCAAGATATTACTTAACATGAAGAAGACTGTGCTTGACATTGAAAAGCTTATAAACAAAATGGGCAAGTCTAATAGCTTGCCCTTTGTTAATATTAAGCTTCGGTTAAACACAGACGAAATTGAGAAACAAATTAAGTCAATCAATGGACTTGCAGATAAAGCTAGGGGTACTGGTAAGTCTCCTCTAGATGACAAAGCTCTTAAGCGTACATCTATTGAGGTCCATAACGTAGCTGAGTCATATAAGAACCTTTACAATGTCATTAATTCTGTGGATGGTGCTGTTTCTAAGCTCACATCAAACATGATTAGATTAGGTGCTGTGAACCCTGCTAAATCTATGTTAGGAAGCTTCAAGTCTATCTCTTCTGAGGTACTAGGCATCCAACGTTCCCTAGCTTCCATGGTAGGTGGAGGACTCAAAGGAAGTCTTTCAGGAATTGTGTCAGGTGTTAGAACTGCCTTTCGTTCAGGGTTAGGAGAGCTTAACAAAGAAGCTAACAACCTTGGGGATGCTATGCAGATTTACCGTATCAACATGCAAGCATTAGGTAAGACTGAGAAAGAAATCAACTTATCTATGAAGCGGTTGGGTGATTATGGTAAGGCATCTGTGTTTGATGCAACTGACCTCTTAGAACAGGCTTCTACATTCACTGCCTATAACAGAACTGATGCTGAAGAAATCACAAAAGCCTTTGCAGGTCTCACAGCTCAGACTAAAAACCCTGTTGAGGGTATGAAAACCATAACCACACAGATGTCTCAGATGTTGGCGGCAGGTGTACTTAACCAAGGAGACTTCCGTTTCATCCGTGAGAAATTCTCAGCTCTAGGTGCATCAGAGTTAAACAGAAGACTTACTGAACTAGCTAAGTCTAAAGGTGAGGATACTATTGTAGATGCTACTAGAAAGAGACTTATCTCTACTGATGAGTTCCTTGATGTAGTCAAGCAGGTAGGTGGAGACCCAAGGTTCCAAGAACTTGTAACTTCTATTATTACACCTAGACAGGCTATTGCCAACTTAAAAGAAACCCTATCTAACCTCCTTGTGTTTGATAAGGTTGATGATGAAGGTAATATTACTCCAGGAGCTCTTAACAAGGTTTATGTAGCTACTAGAGAGTTTATCAAAGGTATCACTGAAATTGTAGGTAGTGCCAAATTTGAGGAGTATGTCCGTAAGTTTGGTGATGCTGTTGGGGACTTAATCACTAAGTTCTCACAAGTTGGTAGAGTCATTGGTCTTACTCAGGGCTCAGCCTTACTACGTTCCATGGAGACCTTTGGTAAAGAGCTTGGAAAAGGCTTCAATGGTAAGGGCTTTGTCAACAATATCAGAGAACTTTCTAAATCTGTGGAGGACTTCTTCAGTACTACAGGTTCATCTATAGGTAAGTTCCTTGGTGAAGCAGGTAATGAGTATATCAAGTTCCTTCGCTCAATGGTGGATATTGGTAAGGAGGGTATCAATAAAGGTTTCCTTGATGGTATCACTGAAGTCATTAAGATGTACAGAAACCTTGCTGACCTCGCTGTGTCATCAGGAGCTGTTAAATTGCTCTCAGAAAGCTTCTCACGCTTCTTTAAGGTAGTTAATGATGTAATTACTAGGGGAGCTAATGCAGACGCTCTGAAGTCCACTGTGAGCTCTCTAGGAGACTTTGTGAAGCAACTCTTTGACTCTATTCAGTTCATTGGGACTAAGACTAACCTTATCCCTACTGCTCTAGGTGTGGTCAAGAGTATCCTAAACTTCTTCACAGAGGTTATGGAGAAGACTCAGAAAGGTCTAAACCCTTCAAGGGTTAATGCAGGTCTTAAGAAAATTGGTGAAGTTATTGATAACCTCCTTAAGGGCTTAGCTCCTATTGTGGCTGAGCTTGGTTCAGGATTAATTAATGCTCTCACATCATCTTCAGGTGTGGCTTTCTTCAAAGCTATTGGTAACTTCATTAAAGCTGTTGTAGAGGGTATTAGAAACCTCTTTGCTCAGTTAGGTAGTGGTAATGTTGAGATTGGTATGCAGAAAGTACTTAATATCTTTACCACTATTGTCAATGTGCTTACCTCTATTGCCAATGTTATTGGTGCCAATGCTAAGATTTTCCTTATTGGGGCTGTTATTACTAAACTAGGTGGTGTTGTAGGTAAGTTAGTTACTTTCCTAGGAAACACTATTAACAGTCTTAACTCTATTCGAGGTATATCACCAGGTTCTATGTTTAGTAGAGGTTCACAAGGTGGTTCACAGGGAGGTTTTGGAGGCTTCTTACCTCTTGGAAAAGGTTCTAGTTCACCTAAATATCAACTAGGTAACAGGTGGGACCTTTCTAAGCAACTTATGAGCAATTCCTATGCAAGCTACCAACTTGCATACGCCCAAACAGGAAGTAGATGGCAAGGTCTTAAGGCAGGAGTACAGTCTACTAAAGGCTATGCTAAGATGTTCTCTCAACAAGCTTCAGGAGCTATGAAGTCCTTTGGTAAGGGAGCCTTGATGCTTGGTGGAATGTTCAGTGGAATGATTTTTGATGGTGTCAATGGTCTAGTACAGAACTCTAACATGTCACCTATCCTCAAAAAGGGCTCCACTGTGCTAACATCCACTGCTTCAAGTGCTCTCATGGGAGCAAGTATGGGGTCATTCTTCGGTCCTGTAGGTACTGCTATTGGAGCAGGTGTAGGAGGTTTACTTGGTGTTGCTTCAGGTTTGTTCACTACGTCTCAGGAAACTATGCTAGCAGAGCAAGAGCGTGAGCTCAAGAGACAGATTAAGAAGGAAGAAGAGCAAGCTAAGGAGGAGCAATTAAAAGCTAAAGTTGAGGCTATCAAAGAAGAAGGTAGAGCTTATACAGAACTCCTTAGAGGTTTCTATAAATCTATTGGAAGCAATGGAGAGTCTAACTTAGCTAACTCAATATCCACTGTGGCAGGTATCTCTAACCAAACAGGCATGGATGCTAAAAATGCTAAGTCATCTATTGGTTTAGCTAGTATCAATCCTGACTTTGAAAGACTATCAACCTACAATGTTGATATCAATGGTGAGGTCAAGACATGGAAAGACTGGAAAGAACAGCTTGGAGTTACTGATGAAGAGCTTCTTGCTTCATTACAACTGTTCTATGGTTCTATGGGACAGAAGATGTTTGAGGTTAAGAGTTCTATTGATGGAACAACACAAGAAATTCAGACATTCACACCAGGTGAACAGAATAGACAGGGACTAAACACTGAGAGGTTCAAAAATGCTGTTATGTCTATTTGGGGAGGTTTAGACCAAACCAAGGAATATTTGTATAAGGACCTAAGTATTTACTCAGAAAGTCTTAAGTCAGCCCTTGACGGTGGTAAGTTCTCATCTAAGAAAGACCAAGAAACTGCCTTAATTGAAGCTCTTAAGCAAGTAGGTATCTCTGAGGAGTTTCTTAAGGAACAGTCTAGGGGAAATCTTATTGACTATGCAACTAAGCTTCAGAAATCAGCAGAAAGCCTAAGTAAGAGCTCACAAGAAGCTAATGCTGATAGGGTAGAAAGTATCAACAAACATCTATCAAAGGTTCCTACAGAGATTAGGAATATTTTAACGGATTATGTTAAAAATTCTTCACTTGATATAGCAGAAGAGATAGACCAAGTTGCTTATCAGTATAAATCTATCAAGAATACTAATGATAGTGCTCATAGAGCAGGTCTAGCTGATAAGTTGGGTGAGCTTGAGAATAAAGTCAATGAGGTAGCCTCAGGTAAGATGAACGATTTTCTTGAAGGTATCAGAAATAGCTCTAAGAGTGATGATACCAAGAAAGAAAAGTTATCAGGATTTATCTCTAAGATGAAAGGCTTTGATGAAGAGATTGGTGATATCATTGCTGACCGTATGGTAACTAAGGGTGAGACTTTTGCTGAAGCTGTGAAGAACTTCCAAAATGAGAACACTATATCTCCTGAAAAGCTTGAGAAAACAAAAGCAACTATTACAAACTATACAAATGCTATAGGTAAAATGTTTGCTAATGGTGATATCAAGATTGAAGAAGCTAGTGCCCTACTATATGGTATAGATATCTCTAACATAGACACCACAAAACTTGATGCTAAAGGTAAAGCCCTCCTTGAAGAAGTCAAGAAAAAGGTGGATACTACTGATGGAGCTATCGGTAAGATTAAGTCAGCAGTAGAGAAGAATAATCCAGGAGATGTTGATACATCAGGCATTGAAAACGCTAGTGCTGAAATCAATCAAGCCTTAGCTTCTCTATCTACCTCTGTGGCAGGAGCTATGGGAAGTATCCTAACTAAGATACGCTCAGGTTCAGGAAGTATTGCTAGCAGAATTGGTAGTAAGAAATCTAAGCATAAGTTCTCAGGAGGTAAGGTTCAATACTACTCTAATGGAAGTATTGGAGGTATTGACTATGTTTCACGTGGAACAGATACAGTACCTACCATGCTAACTCCTGGGGAATATGTACTCCGTAAGAAAGCTGTTGATAGTCTAGGAACTAACTTCCTTGACAAGCTCAACAAGTATGGCTTCAGTGCTTTACAAAAGGGCACAGGTCAGACTATAATTAATAATGTATATAACAATAACAATGCTCAGATTAGTCAAAATATTGACAATAAGTCTCAGTATTTGAATGGTATGTACGGAATTGACAAGTTAATGAGGTATGTTTAATGTTTAGATGTGATGAAAACTTTTCAAAACCTAAACGATATATCCAATATAATGACCTTGTGTTCCTTGGTAGAAAGTCTATTGATGAACAGTCAGAAAGTATTAGTCTGAGAGAGAGTAAAACCTCTCGGACTTTTACTCATGGCTCTTATGTTGGTAATCAGAGTGATAAGTCACTGATAGAAAGTAACTCTATCTCACTGAAGGTTGCCCTTAGAACCCAAGACTGGTCTGAGGAGCATGTTCAGGCTCACTATGACTTTATCATTGAACAATTAACTACACCAGGTAAGCTGTGGGCTATTCAAACAGGTCTACAGCTTGTGTGGTGTAATGCTTATGTTACTAGTATTCAATCAGCTAAGGAGTGGGTAATCACAGATGATGACTACCTAGTATTCAAAGTTGAACTAGATAACCCTGATGGTGTTTGGTATAAGGCAGATGAGGCTAAGACCTACCTAGAGCCTTATGATAACTGTGACTTCATTGAGATGAAGGCTAGTTGCTTAGGTAAGTCTAGAGCTTGTTGTAACACCCTACCTAACTGTGATAATCACTGTGAATGTTGCGAGACTGATTGTGGTGAGATGGATGGTATGCTAGACTTGTGTACTGCTCAGACTAATGTCCAGTTTATGAATGACTTCTATGAAGAATGTAACTCTAAGTGGAGAGTAGTTTATAACTGTTCTAGGTGTAAGCAAGATGGAAAACAGCTTAAGGACCTCTATAAACATGCTATCTGTGATACATGTGTAAATGAGGTGATGACAGGTGACTTCCTATCAACTACTGTTCTAGATAGTCACAGATGGAGCTTTGCTCTTGAAGGTGACTTTAAGGACCCTATTGTAAGGCTAAATGATAGAGACTTCAAGATTTTAGGTAACTATAGTGGTGTTCTGACAGCAGATTATAAGGGTAACGTTAAATATGCTAAGTCTTGGGAATGTTTAGAGTTCAGCTACAATGAGGTGTCTCTAGATGCCTTAAGATTGTGTGCTGAGATGCCTTATGTCAAGAAAGGTCTAAATACTATTTCTGTAAGTGGTGTTGTAAGTGAAAGTGCTTGTATCTACTTAGATTATGAGAGTGTAACTATATGATTGGACATATTTTAAATAGCAAGGGTTCAGGCAGAAGGTCTACCCTTATTCCTGAGGAAGACTTCTTAGGTGAAATTTCAGTTGAATTTTCTATGATGGAGGTTCCTGCAATTCAACTAACCCTACCTATTAGATATTCTAAGCTAATTAGTGGTAACACACATATTATACTTCAAACAGATGACTGGAAGTATGAGGGTTATGCAGGAGATAAGTCAAATGACTTTAAGGATATGACTGTGACTGTGAAGACTTCTCATGTGATTGGTAGGTTGGGTAAAAGAACCCTTCCTACTAATGTCACTGTTAAGGCTCGTTCTGTAGTATCTGCTGTGGAACAAGCTCTAGGATATTGGTCTAATGAAGCTCACAAGGATGACCTTCTAAATGACTTTAAAATCAAGTATGTAGATGACTATGCTGAGAAGAACCTTATCGAGTATGAGTTTTCTAATGAGACATTCCTTGAATTTCTTACCAAAGTATGTGAGAAGACTACATCCCTATATTGGAGAGTCAATCGCTATGACCCTTACCTTATTGAGTTTGGTATCTTTGGTATTAAGAAAGATGTTCTAATAAATGAGTATAATCATTTAGTATCCTTAGATAGTGTAGAAGAGAACTACGAGGATACCATCAATATTGCTGTAGCAATGTCAGATAAGTCAGACTCAGGAGCTAGTTCATTGACTCTTAGGGATATTTTCCATAATCCAAGGTTCATGTTAGAAGGTTTCCCTGTGATTAAGACTGGTAACAAGGTAAACTCACAGCGTTCTTATGACTATCCACAGCTTCCTGTGTTTGCTCCTGAGATTATTGGTGATGAGTTTGCTGTAATGGACACTGAAGGTATCGCATTAGAAGCAGGAGAGCTTTATTGGGGCACTGTGACGGATAATGATACACAGTCTATTGCTGAGGATAACAAAGAAATCACAGATGCAGATAGGCTAAAGGCAACTGAACAGCTCTATCGTACAGCTATCAGACGGTTGAAGAACTCTAGGAGAAAGGTCATCTACTCTATGACTATAGAGCCTATCACTGAGAAAAGGGTTCAACCAGGAGACCGTGTAATGTTTGTGCTTAATGCAGGTGTTTGGGAATTGACAGCTTGTACTAAATACTATGAGAAAATTCTCAAGGAGAGCTCATGGTTCTTTGTGACTAAGCTCACTGATACCTATAGTAGTGGAACTCATCTACAGAAGGTAGAGCTCTCTAAGTTCCTTCACAGTGATAGAGATATTGTAGTAAACCAATAGGAGGTAACATGGCTAACCAGTTAAACAAACTAATCAATACTGTTGGTAGAACTAAAGCTAGAGTTATCCAACAATCAAAACAGCGTAGAGGCGGTGTTACTGACCTTTACGCTCTTGATTATGTAGGCTCATTATCTACCTCCTCATCTTGTCCTCCTGTGAGAGATGATAGTTTGCAAGGTAGTGAAAGTGATGACCTTGAGACTAGAATTAAGACACTGGTCAGAGCTCTCAAGAAAGAAATTCCTGATGCAACTCCTGAGGGTGTTGCAGGTATAGTAGGATATTTTGGTAGAGAGTCCAATGTTACTGCTAGACGGTATGAAGCTGACTATATCACTAATTATCAGTTTGATAAGATGCTTCAGGAACCTACAGCAGAAAATCTACTAGGCTCTTGGGGAGCTTTTGCAGGTCTCTATGACCAACCACTATATGAACCTGGGTATAATGTAGGAGGAAAACACTACATTGGTCTAGGTCTTGGACAGTGGACTGGTCCTAGAGCTAAGGCTCTTTATGACTTTGCTAAGACTAGAAATAGTAACTTCTTTACCTTCAATACACAAGTTGCTTTTATGATGAGTGAAGAAGGTCTAAAGAATGTTGTTAAAGAAGTTGCCACTAGTAAGCTAGATGTAGCTCAGAATACTACAAGGTTCCTAGCTGACTGGGGTGGAGTTGCAGGTAATGCTCTTCAAGAGAGAATTGACTTTGCCAATAAATATCTAGACCTCATAAAGAATACTCTAAGTAGTAAGAATACTGATGAGGACACTGAAAAGACTAAATCTGAGGGTGATACTGTGGTTGTTGATAGGACACAAGGTTCAGCAAGTTTTAGAGTGCTTGTGCCTAGTGACCTTGATAGGTTCCAAAGATGGTTTTTGAAGTTCGTCATAGAAATGGATAAGAGCCCCTGTGAGGGTGGTAATGTTGTACCCCTTACAGATGTCCACTTAGTCGTTTCTGCTTCAAATCAAGCCACAGGAGAGACCTCAGAGATTGAATTAACAGAAATCTTCAGAAGACAATGGGGATGTAACTGGATTGGAGATGATGCTAGTGGAGAAGGTATCTTCCCTAACAACAATCCAATGGAAGGTTATGACCTAATGTATTCAGCTTGGTATCTAAATGATGCTCAGAGAAGTGCTTTATTTAGCCCAGGAGAGAAGATTTTCACTATTTATGCACTAGGTGAGGCTAAGGTTACACTTAGAAACTTCCTCAAGTTTAGTCATATAAATTAGGAGAGTTATGAACAGTCATATTAAAAACCTTTATACTAAACGCAAGCATAAGCTCATTCAACTTCATGCTAAGGAGAAGAAACAGTTTATCCTAGAACAGCATATAGCTGAGCATCCTACTGATTACACTTCTGTGATTAGTAATGAGTTGCTAAAGAGTGATATCAAGCGTATAGAGTATAATATTAAAGAAATTGATAAACAGATGGAGTTATATACACATGATTAATAAGAAATTAGTACAAAGAATGTATGACAGGATTTTAGTTGAGTCCATGGTTGAGTCATTCTTCAGACAGGTTTATAAAAATCATGATAGAGGTGGAGCTAGAGAGTGGTTAGACAACAGAATTTTAGAGCTTACTCTAGAGTCTAATGTCATCACTTGTGACCATGAAGAAAACACTATCACTTACAATGGAGAGGTTTTTACCTATGACTTCCAATACATAACTAACCTGTGCATAAGTTTACTGAAGGATAAGATTGAGGTATAATTGATATGACAAATGCTTATCAACTAGCCCAAAGTGTTATTGGTCAGACGGTTGGTAGTGGTGAGTGTGTAGCCTTAGTTGACTGGATTGCTATGCAATATGGTCATAGGTTGTGGGGTAATGGTAATCAGATTGGTACAGATGCAGGAGTTGGTGCTTTTGCAGATGTATTCCCCTATACACCAGGCATGGAGCTAAGAGTTGGAGATATCCTATCCACTTATGAAACCACTACTCCTTATGGACACACAGGTGTCTATGGTGGAGGACCTATCAATAATGCTTTATATATTGAGCAGAACTATGCAGGACAGCGTTTTGTTATTGAGCACAGAAGAAATATCCTTGCTGATGGTGCATCAATTCTAAGGGTTGTACGTATTAGAGCTCAGGACAACTACTCACCAGGCAATAATGCAGGTGGTTCTAGCAATGGAGGCTCAGGTGATAATCCATCTAAAAGAAGTGGTATCCAAAGAACCTTCTATGAGATAACCTGTGATAAGGTTGAGGGTATAAAAGGTATTGGAGACCCTACTGTGCTAGATACCTTCTACAAGTGTAATAAGGTAACTGGTAAAATAAATGGTGAGTGGTTAATCTATGATAAGTATGATGGCTCAGTAGGATACATACCTAGAAGTTGTGTCACTGAGAAAAAAGAATACTCTAAGCAGGACAAGAAGGATGACAAGAAGGAAGTAGAAAAGGCTAATGGATATGATAAGTTCCCTGATAAGACTGCTGATGGTCTTGACCAATCAGGAACTCAACCTATCTACACCTTAGCACAGTTCATCTCCCTTGGTCGTATAAACTATAGTGGTTATGAATGGACTTACTCATCAGGTAATAACTTTCCTGCTAGTGTAAATGTGAATAAGAGCTATAACGCTTATGGCTTCTTATCAGATAGTGATGGTAATATTATCCTATCAGTTCCTTCATCTTGGGGTGATGTGAAGGGTAGGGTATATAACACACCCTTTGGTTTTAAGGGTAAGGTCTACTTGACCAATGAAAAAACATCAATAGATGTATATGTAAGATAGGAGTTACTATGGCTTATAAACTAGCTGAAGAAGACAAACTGTGTGGGATTGAGTATCCTACCTATGAGGGGTATAAACTTATCCCTAAAGCAACCTGTGAGATGTTAGAGACTCAGTGTGGTGGTATCGAGATTGTGTTCAACTGTGAGAAGAAGAAAGAAGAGAAACCTACTCCTAAACCTACTCCACAGCCTGAACCAACTCCTGAAGAGCCAAAACCACAGCCTGAGGAACCTAAACCAAGTCCTGAACCTCAACCAGAGGAACCGAAACCTGAGGACCCTAAACCTAACCCTGATGAGCCTAAGCCAGAAGAGCCTAAGCCTCAGCCTAATCCAGTTGAGCCTACACCTGATGAACCTGTAGAACCAACACCAACTCCTAATCCTGACCCTGAAGTCCCAACACCTGAACCTGAGCCTACTCCTAAACCTGTGCTCACTAATGAAGAGTTGGATGAGATTGTGTCAGGTAAGTTGCGTAATGATGGTACTTTAGGTAAGTATAAAGCTAGCCAAAACAACAAACTTATCAGTGTTGATGAGCCTACACCTGAAGAAATTGAGGCTTACAAGAAAGAAATCACAGATAAGGTAGGAGATATTCCTGAGCTTGAAGGTTACACTGTGGAAGTATCAGTAGATAAAATTCCTGGTGAAGCTCCTGAAGTAGGAAGTGATGTTACTGGTGCACCTCTATACACTAAGATTGTGAAGATTACTAAACCTAATGGTGATGTTTACCAATCTGAGCCTATGAGTATCGGTACTACTACTGAGAAGACTATTGACTTGTTAGAAGCACTACCTAAGGTAGAGGACAAGTTCTCTACACTTATTACCAAGGATGGTCAAGTAGTTTATGTTCCTGAAGTATCTGAAGAGGATAAGAGAACCTTTGAAGATAAGATTATCAATGACTTGAAGACTAAGCTACCTGAAGGAACTACTGTAGAGGCTGTACTTGAAGGACCTTCTTATGAAAAAGGTTCAGAAATAATTTCTGGTATGACTAACTACAAACTTAAGGTAAGAACTACTATAGAAGGTAAAGTTTCAGAACACACCTATAAAGTACCTCACACAGAAGAACCTGCTAAGGAATTTCCTGAAGAAGCTATTAATATAGCTTTATCAGTATTATCATTAGGTAGCATTGGAACTAGTGGTGATGAAATCATATCCATTAACAAAAGAGATAATCAAGCTTTAGCAGGAGAACCCATTACAGATGAAAACCTCCCTTCTATTAGTAAGACTTATAAGGATAACCTAGAGACAGTACTTAATAAAAATATCGAGGGTGATAATAGATACAAAGTGAACAGCTTTACTATTACCTTAGATAAACATGTAGGAGACCATGTAGTAGTAGGTAAGCCTATATTTAGCTTTACAACTACTATAACTAAACCTTATGGTGAAGTAATAACTAAAGAGGGTAAGATTAACTCAGCATGGACTGACTCATTATAGGAGAATTAGATGGATAGACTAATCTTAAGGATTGTAGAAAACCAAGCTGTGATATCAGGACTAACACTCTTTGTGACTACAGCTTGTGGATGTGGTGTTGCTTGGCTTAACCACAAGAGAAATCAGCTCATTGAGCTATCAAAAGGGGCTAAGCGTTCTAGTTTACGCTCTGAGTACCTTAACATCTACAACTCAACTGAGTTTACTTGGCAAGAGAAGTGGGATATGACTGAGCCTCTTGTGAAGGAATACTTTAATGAGCTTAACGGAAACCATTATATTCATGGTTTAAATGAGAAGATGAGAAGACATGTAGAAGAGGAGATTGCCAATGGTAAAGGTAACAGTTGATGCAAGCTGTTTAGGTGGTCTAGGTGGTGGAGGAGCTACCTATGATGACACTGAAGTAATTAACCGTATCAAAGCCCTAGAAGGACGAACAGATAACTTTGTGAGTGAAGTTACTGTGTCTAGAGAAGGCAACAAGGTCAAGCTTACTTACACTAGGGTTGATGGAACATCTAGTGAGGTAGAATTTGATGATAAAGATACTATTTCTATTGCTTATGATGACACTGCTCTTAAGGAAAGAGTAACTGCATTAGAAGCAAAAGAAGACAAAGACACTGTGTATGATGATACTGAACTCAAGGGTAGAGTAACAGCTCTAGAAGAGAAGGTTGATAAGGATACTGTGTATGATGACACAGAAGTTAAAAACCGTCTTACTGCTCTTGAGGCTAAAGAGGATAAGGACACTATCTATGATGACACAGCACTAAAAGCTAGGGTAGAAGCTCTTGAGGCTAAGCCTGATAAGGATACTATCTATGATGATAGTGACCTAAAAGAGCAAGTAAATGACTTAGGAAGCTCTGTGGCTAGTGCTTTACATGACATTAGTGAAATTAGGGTTAATAATGAGTCAAGATTTAATGCTCTAGAGAATAAAGAAGACAATGATAAACAAACCTTGTCTTTAGAAGGTAACACACTAAGTATCTCTAATGGTAACTCAGTAACTCTTCCAGTAGGTGTAGGTAAAGACTTTGTTGTTACTAGTGATACTGAAGGTGTTACAGTTACTAAATCTGAAGCAGAAGGTACCACTACTTACAATGTAAACATGGATAATGCTTTAGATAAGTTCTACAAGAAAGCTGAGACTTATACTAAGACTGAAGTAGATAATCTACTAACTAAACAGGAAGATAAAGCTACTGACCTTACAGTGTATAGGGGTACTTTCACAGATAGAACTAAGGTTAAAGAAGGTGAGTTTGACGCACCAGTGTCTCCTAGAGTTACCCTTACTTACTCAAGCTCTACTGGTATAGGTATCTTCAAGATTGACTTCAAAGTAGTAGCACCAGTAGCTTGGAGAGATGTTATTGCAAAACTACCTTCTGATGCTCCTGTTCCTGTTGAGCTTGTAGAGTCTCAGGTTTGGGTTGGTGATAACAATACTTCTGTGTGGATTGAGAAGGGTTCAAGAGATGTTAAAATCTTTGGAGTATCTGACTCTAAGATGTTTAACAAACGTATCATTATCTCTATCCCAGGTATCTTTAAGAAAGCTCAATAAATAAGGAGGACTAAATGTCAGAAGAAAAATGGATGCTCTCAGATAAGCAATATAATATTCTAAAGAAGGTACTCATCAATGTTGTACCTCCTACTATTGCTCTTATTGCAGGGCTAGGTTCACTGTATAACTTTGATGCTAATGTAATCAATGGGACTATTGGACTGTTTGCTACATTCTTTGCAGGAGTTCTAGGAGTTTCTAAGCACAACTATAATGCAGGTAAAGAATGAACTATCAAGAATTTAAGAAAAAGTGGTATAATAAGGGTGTAGACGTAGACGGTTACTTCAGTTTTCAATGCTGGGATAGCTTTGCACAGTGGTGTAGAGAGAACGGAGTACCTGTAATCAATACCACATCTGTGTCACAAGGTGGCTCAGGGTATGCCAAGGACTTGTGGGAAAAGAAAGCCTCTAATGGTATCCTCAAGCACTTTGATGAAGTACCTATTAGTCAACTTCAAGAAGGTGATGTAGCTGTCTTCAAGGAAGTCCAAGGATGGACTCCTGTATCTCATGTGGCATTGTTTGACAGAGATATTGACGGTAAGTATGGTTACTTCTTAAGCCAAAACCAAGGTGGAATTAATGGAGTACACAACTTGTGTAGGTTCCCTTATTCTACGCTATACCCTACAGCTTTCAGACTTAAGAAAGCTAATAATAATCAAGGAGGAAGTAAAACTGTGTCACTACCAGTTAAAAATATTGGAGGAGAAATCTTCTCAGGAGTAATCACAGGATATGATGCTAATATCATGAACTGTGATAGCAACAGAACTAAGATTGACCGCATTCTGATACACCACAACGCTACGACTAATGATGCTGTGGCTAGAAGTACATGGTATGTTTCGTCAGGTCATGGGACATCTGCTCACTATCAAGTAACACCTGATAAAATTTGGGGATGTGTTGGTGAGAACTATGTTGCCTATCATGCAGGTAACTATCCAGTAAACCAACGCTCTATTGGTATTGAGCATTTAAACAACACAGGAGCTCCTACATGGACCATTGCTGAGGAAACTTATAGAAACTCAGCTAGACTGATTAGAGACATCTGTGAGCGTTACAATATCCCTATTGATAGACAGCACATCCTTAAGCACGGTGAAGTATCATCTACAGCGTGTCCAGGAGGTATTGATATTGATAGACTTGTAGCAATGGCTAAAGGAGCTGATTATGTTACTCCTGCTAAGGCTACACCTAAACCATCTGCTCCTGGTAAGATGCAAAAGGCTTATAGAGTAGATGACTTGAAGTTTGTAAATGGTTTGTGGCAAGTATATTGTCAAGACCTTGCTCCTGCTGAGTTTAATTGGACTGATAATGGTATTGCTGTAGAAGATATCATTATTACTAATAAAGACGGTGCTAGACTTCCTGACCAAATGACACATGTGGGTGACTACTTTGTGTTTGACCAAACTGCAACTGCTGATACAGGCTATGGTGCTATGGGTTCAGGTGGTTGGTATTGGAGAAAATTCAGACTGAGAACTTCAGGTGAAATTTGGCTATCAGCTTGGAACTTAAACCACTTATTGTTTGGTTAAGGGGATGGGGTTAATCCCCTCCCTATTTTTATTTGGAGGAACTATGGAAGATATCTGTAAACACAAGGATTGTTCTTGTGAGAATGTAGGACTAGGAGATTGTGTTAAACTACAAGAGCTTAATGACCTACAAATTAGACCTAAAATGAGGGCTATCCTTAAGACTGAGTGGTGTAATCTACCTGAAGCTATCAGAAGAGCCTTCTATGGAGTATGGTGTGTATTAAAGAACATCATTAACCAGTTATGCTATATTCTATCTAAGCTAGAGTGTTTAGAGGCTAAAGTATCTAACCTGTGTGAGGTTGCTAAGTGTCAGGATGAACGAATTTCAGGACTTATTGACCATATCAAGGGCAAGATGCTAGAGAATGTAGCCTTTAGTATGAAGTCTAGTGGGTCTAATGTAGACTATAATGGTCAACAAACTTACACTAAGATTAGTACACAAAATGATGGTTCATTTACGCTTACTTGGAACATGGTAGATGAGAATGAAGTAGGTAAGGGTACTATCACTGGTAAGGTTGCTCACATGTATACCATGAAGGATGATGGTACTATTGATGCTCATATCAGTAGGGTAACTTTCAATGCTATTACCTATACTGCATCACCAGGAGCTAGAAGCTATGGAACTACAGCAAGATACTCTATCATTGACAACAATGGTAAAGAGATTTTTGGAAGAGACTATGACCCAGGTTTCAGCTTCTCAGACAAGTCACCTGACCTATCTGTAGGAAAATCAGTTACACTACAGCCTCAGGGAGGTAACACAGGAGATGTACTTCTTTTCAGAACTGTGGACTATTGGGTTAATGCTTCTACTAATGGTGAAGTAAGAGCTAACTATGTAAATAATAACTCTCCTCTACCTAAGGCACAAGGATGTGTCATTGATTGTGACAACTGTTAGGAGGTAATATGCTAGATTACTGCCCTAATTGCAGATGTAAAATAAAGTTCTATAAAGCTCATGAATGTGATAAGATGAAACATGAACTCGCTGATAGCATTAAGCTTGCAGGTGATGTCATTGCATCCAGTGATGAGTGTAAGCTCAAGGAAAACACCACACATGGTATCTTTCGTATATGGTGTGTGCTCAAGAACATTATTGAGATTATCTGTGATATAATTAAACGTATGAAGTGCTTACAGCGTAAGGCTCAGAAGGTATGTGAAGCTCAGCACTGTATTGATAGAAGGATTGCAGAAGTCAATCGAGTTATTGGTATTTACAATAGAGACCAAGAAAATCTACCATCAACTGAGCAAGCTGATTGGGAAGCTCTTAAACTAAGAACTGACCGTGAGTATGCTAATGCTCTATCATTGTATAAGGCTAAAAAGAAAGCCTATGATGATAAGGTAAAAGAGTATGATGTGAAACTTATTCAGTACAGAACTAGAAAAGCTGAGTATGAAAGACTTAAGCGTGACTATGATGCAGGTCAGGGAGCTCAGCAAGGTAGTCAAGGTCAGTGGCAAGAGGCTTGGGGAAGTTATGCTAAGACAGGTGTGCCTTATGACATTGTAATGGGAGGTTCACCAAACCCTTCAATCCATGGATTAGACCTAACTGAAGCTCATAGACACAACTTTGGTAGAGGTGTATTCTTCAAGAGTCTCAATGATGCAGGTACTTCTGTTGAGATGAAGCTAAACCTTATTGGTTACACTTATGAAGGTAATGGTAGAGCTGTTCCAGGAGGCTATTATGTACAGTATGGAGGTACCTATGACTGGTATCTAGACTACTATATCTCAACAGATGGTGGAAACACTTATCACCCTGTGGAGTCTAATATACTCTTAGCTAGACATGCTGATACTCAGAACCTAGCTTATGGTCCTAACTGGCATCTATCAAGAATTGATTGGGTCAAACAGATTACACTCCCTGCTAACTTCACTCACCTTAAGACTGAAGTGAGAGGAGACAATCCAGGTGAGAGACACCAAAATGTCTACACAAGAGAGCAGATTGTTAGAAAACCTTTCCCTCCATTCACAGAAGTTGAGCCTAAGGCACCTGCTCCTTTCACAGAAAAGGAACCTAAGAAGTCACCATTACCTCCTAAGCCTGAGAAGAAGGTTGAGAACATTCCTCTAATTGGTAGTGGCTGTGACCTTATGGACTGTAAGTTTGATTGCTTTATTGCTAGGAAACAGGAGGAAACACCTAACCCTATCCCTCCTGCACCTATACCTAAATAGAGGAGAAACTATGACAGATTGTATTAATTGTCAATGTGAAGAGATTGTAGTAGGCAAGTCAGCCTGTGCATCTCTTAAGAAACAGAATGATGATAGGATTAAGCTTCATTCCTTAGTCCTGAGAGACACTACACTGTGTGACCTTCCTGAAGAGACATCTAAGGCTATGTACTCACAGTGGTGCTTCAATAAGAACATTACCAATCAACTATGTTGGTTGATGAATAACAGCTCAGGAGGTAAGGAATACAAGGCAGGTAAGGATATTAGTATCTCTAGTGATGGTACTATCTCATTTACAGGAGCTATTCCTAAGCCTACTGAACCTTATAATGATGCTAACCTAAGAGCTGAGAATGAAAAGCTTAAGAGAGCTCTTAACAAGATTATCAACAACTTGACTGCTAGTGGAGCTTGGACTGGTGGTTTAGATGGTGACTTTGTACCTAACAGAAATATCGCTACAGGTAACATTAACCTCTTTGGTGGTACACCTGATGGTGATGCTTTCATCCGTACTAATAACGGTAGAACTGAAAACGACTTAGCAGGAGGAGTAAACTAATGGGATGCTATACTTGTGGGGGAAACCCTAACACATGGTGCAATAAGTGTATGCCTGCTGAGGATACATGGGTAGCACCTGTGGATAAGTTACCTGATGTATTTATGGGAGATAGGGACCACATGTACCTTCTCCCTAATGGTGATTTATTCATCCTATCTCCTGATAGAACTAGATGGATTAAGGTCAATGGTACAGGTAACGCTACAGCCTATGATGATGCTGAGCTTAAGAAGAGACTTACAGCACTAGAAGCTAGACCTGATAAAGATACTATTACCACAGTTAGACAGGGTGATAGAGTAACTGTTACTAAGGATGGTAATGATTATACTGTATCTGCTAACCCTATCAGAACTGTGAATACTACAGTAGACGGTAAGGAACCTCTTGTGACCCTAACTCCTAGTGCTTCAGGAGATACGCTTACTCTCAACTCTTCTAGACTAGCTCAGGAGATTGCCAAAGTACAAAGTAAAGCTGACAACTTTGTATCAGGTGTTGGTGTATCAAGAGAGGGTAACAAAGTCAAGTTGACCTACACCTTTGTGGATGGTACACATAAAGAAGTTGAGTTTGAGGATAAGGACACAGTTGCTTTAGCCTATGATGATACAGCATTAAAGGCTAGAGTTAAAGCCTTAGAAGATAAGCCTGATAGAGATAATCAAACTCTTTCTATCAATGGTCGTACTGTAAGTATCTCCAATGGTAACTCTATTGAATTGCCTGCTGAAGTAGTTCCTAAGGTATATAAGGCTAAAGGAAATGGTCTATTCCTAGATGATGATGGAACATTCCATTTAGAGATGGCAAGATTTATTGATACACAATACCCTTATGCTACAGGTGGTAGTATATTTAAAGATATATCATCTGATAAAAGAACAACCATTAGGGAAGATTATGGTCCAACATTAGATAATCAAGTCTACAAGATTAATAATGATGGTACACCAAAGAAAAATGCTGTATTGGAAGCAGGTTTATTGGTAGACTTTACTGGTTCCTATAAATATGGTGAAGTAGCTCATGATTTCTTTTCTGAGTCTGTGAAATTGAGTGTTTGTTCTACGAATGGTACATCAGTATCAGGTTCTGCTAGTTTTATACACCCTCAGGAAGTAAAACTTGAAGTTGGTATTCTTGCTATTTGGAATGATGCAGGTAAGGTATCATTTAGATTTACTCCAAGGGTTATATGGAGTGTAATTACTGAGTCTTCCACAGAACACTATACTCATTTTGTAACTAAAGAAGAGTTAGAGTCAGAGGAGCCTATAGAAATTGAAGTGAAGAAGAATGAAGAAGTCATTGGTAAGCTTAATATGACTATCAGAAACTCAAAATTCTTCATGCAATCTGTACAAGGAACTATTCTTCTGAAGAAACCTTCTGATAACCAATTCTATTATGTTCCGAGGGCAAACTAATGTCAAAAACAATATATAAAATCAATGATAAACCGTCAGGTACTCCTTATGATGATGCTCCTCTAAAAGCTAGGGTCACAGCATTAGAGAATAAGCCTGATAATGATAAGCAAACACTTACTTTTACTGAAGGTAACAGAAACTTATCTATCAGCAATGGTAATACAGTGACCTTACCTGATTATCTTAAGAAGGATGATGCTTACGCATTATTCCCTACTTATCCTAAGCTTCAGGATGAGATGACTAAGAATATCAAGGATAAGCATGTTGACTTAGGTCTTGATAAGCTGATTGAGGATAAGCTTCAGAATGGTAGAAACCCTTATGTTACTAAGGCAGATGTTCCTGCATTATCAGGAGCTAACTTCTTTGTAGCTAAGGGAGATATTCCAGGAACTAAAGCTACAACAATCAATAAGGATACAGTATATAATGCTGATACCATAAAAGTTGGAGATACTGTGAGGGATAGGTTCCTTGAACGTGCTTCAGGTATCTTGGAATATGGATACTGGAAGGTAACTGCTGTGACAGATACAACTGTTACTGTAGAGCCTCTAGGTACAGAAAGAGATATCACTATTGGACAACCTAATCAGTCTCTTACTATAAGAGATAGAGAACTGACTATTTCTGGTGGTAACTCAGTAACACTCCCTAATGATAGACAAACCCTAACACTTAGTGGTAACTCCTTATCAATCTCTAATGGTAACTCTGTGAACCTACCTCAGTATGTGTCACTCCAAGACTTCAATAATCTTAAGAATGAGTACAATCAACTCAAGGGTGCTTTCACAGCTCTCCTTCAAAACCTTAAGAACTCAGGAGCATGGAACCAAACAGGAGGCAATATCTTTGAAGGTTCTCTAAGACCTGATAGAAACATTGCCACAGGTAATATCAACTTGTTTGGAGGCACTGTAGATGGTAATGCCTTTATCAGAACTAATAATGGTAAGACTGAGAATGACCTTGCAGGAGGTATTAATTAATGGCTGACCAAACAACACTCAACTATGAGCAGATAGCTAAAGTTAGAAGTGTCTTAAGTCTAAATATCTACTCACAGGATAGTGGTACTCGTACCTTCATCAATGGTAATAACTTTAGGGTAGAAACCCCTATGACTATTCCTATTGGTGGAGTAGAGACTGCTATTGGTCATGTAAATATTGAAGGTAGTATCTTCTATGACCTTACTGTGGAAGGGACTAGAATTAAGGCTAGGAATACTAGAGCTAGAATTAATCAGGTTTACTACAGAAGAGTACCTGATACTTATGCTTTTAGTGATACTGGTGCAAACTATAGAGTACACACTGCTATAGGGGACATCCTCAATAAGGACTATGACCCCGCAGGTGGAGATTGGACTGAACCAATCAATAGAACTTTCAACATTGAAGATGTTGAGATTTCTTCTAAAGCGAATGAGCAAGTTAAATATGTAATGTCTACCTTCGATAGGTGGCAATACAACCCTACAGAAAGTAGAGTTACATTCTCTCTGACTGTTCCTGACCAAAGAATACTTAATGTCCCTCAGGCTCCTAAGGAAGCCAATGTGACCGTCAAGTATATTGATAGAGCCACAGGTAGAACTATTAAGTCTAATGATGTAATCACAGGTCAAAGGATTGGCTCTACTGTTAGTAGAAATGCTCCTAAGATTTCAGGATATACTCCTGAAAAGAGTTCAGATAGTGTTGTAGTAAGAGAAGGTGGAAGTGAGTTAATCTTCTACTATAATCCTGCTAAGGCTAATGTTGTTATTGAGTATAAGAACAAAGCTAATGGAGCTACACTGAGACCTTCTGAGACTAAGACTAACCAAACTGTGGGGAGCACTGTGACAGTCAATGCCCCTGCTATTAAGAACTTCGCCCCTGAGAAAGCTGTGTATACTCACACGGTGGTTGAAGGGGAGAATAAAATTATTGTGTACTACACTGAGGATGCTAAGATTAGACCATGGGCTATCAGAAAGTCTAACTCATGGAAGTCTCTTAACACCACTAGACAATGGATGAAGATTAGACGTACAACTAATCAGAACTATTGGGACACTAAGTCAAATGCTGAGATTTATGCTTCAGATGTGAGCAAAGAAAACTTCTCTGCCTCACGCATCCGTAAAGGTGGTAAGTGGAAAGCACAAGGAAAGATAGGTAACTAATGGCTATTGATGACAAAACAACTAAACTGAATGAAGCATCATTCACAAGTTACACAGAAAACCCTCATGACAGATGTTGGTATGATGAGTGTGACTGTGATGATATTCCTATTGCTGACTGTCAGCGGTTGATTGATGAGAATAATAAGGGTGTAGGACGGTTCGCATGTATGGCTGAAGGTCAGAAGTGCTACAATCCAAAGTTCTTTAGCTCATTCATTAAGAAGCTTGCCTGTCAGCTCAATCACTACATCCAAAACATCTGTGCATTGTGGGATATGGTCCAATGTATGGGTGAATATCTAGCTAAGCTAGGTGATGTGGGTACAGTTCATACAAACTATGCTCGTAACTCTGCTGTGTCATCTGATACATTCTACCATCCTATCACAGATGGTTATGACCTAGACCTCTACATGGACTCTACTACAGGGGTTGTAGCAGGTGAGTCAGATGATAAGCGTAGAAAGCAAACTGATAGAAAGTATCGTGTGTATATCAGATGGTGTGCTGATGGTACTTCTCTAAACCCTGCTCAGGATAACACAATGGAGTTTGTGGTATATCACTCAGGTGAACAGTACACTGAAGACATGAAGAAGAACCGTGGGGTACACTGGCAGATGACAGGTGTATCAGATGGAGCTATGGAGATGTCTGACACAATCATTGTACCTGCCGGACAACACGTCAAACTACGTGTAGAGCCTGCTAACTCATCTCAGGGTGTGTTTAGGGTTCACCAGTTCAAGGTTGAATACACTCCTATTATGGATAGCCAAGAGCTTCCTGAGTGTCTTAAATTCACTGAGCTTCCTAAGGATGACTGCAACTGTGATGGTAAATAAAAAAGGGACCTTAATGGTCCTTTTTTGTTATCTAAATCTACGGTGTCTCCAACGTTTGTAGAGATTATGATAGTTAGTTAATCCCAAACACTCTTCTGTGTATCTAGCGAGTCCTGGTTCAGAGTTCAACACAACATATAGCATGTTCTGCTTATCTCTAATCTCCTTACGCTGTTTACGCATCTGTGTTTGGAAGGTTCGTGTGCTTACTTTGATACGCTCACCTAGTTCATTATAGACTTTTTCTAGTCTGATATACTCATCAGAAGCCTCCTTAGGTGTCATACTCTTAACACTCTCCAACAATGTACTCATAATACCATAGCTCCTCTCCTGAACTCTTTATTAGAACATTCATATCACCTTGAGTCAGTTTAACAAATCTGTCGGAGCCTATCCATCTAGCTATTTTATCTTGCCTATTCCTAAAACCTACTACTATTTCATCAAAGTAACAAGTACCTAATTCGTCAATCAGTTTTATGTGATAACGCTTTATTCTCTTTCCAGTAGTCATACATACTCCTTGTGATTACTATTGAGCTTAGTTGTTTCTTAAGCGTAGTAGCTTTCCTAGTAGGACATGTACTACTTTCACTGAGTGTCCAACCTATCAGCATATTGGCTACATCATTAGGAGTTATAATACGCTCTTTTGGAGTGATAAATGGTTGGTCAATATACCACTTCATGATATCATCCACAAATTCAGCATAGTCATCTATACTAAATCTCTTACGACCTGTGACCTTTAGATAATGCTTTCTAATAGGTACAGGTACTTTTCTTATGAGGTCAATCTTTATGTTGAGCTCATTGATGAAAGAGAAATCTGTAGCTATATGAAAATTGGTAAACTTACCTGTCCCAAACACCTTCACATCAGAATAGTAATTACATATCTCATTACATGACCATCCATAAAACATGTCCTGTGGAAGTTTATCTATGAAGTCACAGCATACAGCTAAGAAGTATTCATGTCTAGGCATACCTGTAGTAAAGGCTGACTTGACAGGTGATACATAGTTACACCTAATCTTTGTGCCTTTCTTTCTGAGCCTATCAGCAACTACCTTGACCTCTTTCACAGTGATTATACCATCAGGATTAGTACACTGTCTTACAAGCCTCTCATCCCCTATAATACGGTACACAAAGGCTGTAAGTAGTTTATCCCTAATAGGGTACTTAGCTGTGTTTAGAGTACGTATCATGGTCTGAGACATATCATCTAAATACTTTAGATTATTAGGTAAAGACTTTCTTGCTAGGTCATTGACCTCTTTCTTTTTACTATGTCTATACTCAAACGCATCTCTACGCTTAAGAAGGTATAGCTTAAAGTTTGAAATTAAGTTATCAGTCATAATAAACTCCCTTACAGCAGACATGGATAGATGAAAATAAAAAACTAAATATAGGAGACAATTAGAAATGTTATTACTGGATGTAATGTATCCATGCCTGTTGCAAAGGAGATTAACTCCTTTGTAGTATAGAATAGAGAGAACCCCTCTAAGAGCACAATGTAGGCAAAGAAATCATGAAAAAGGTCTACTGGCAATAAATTAGAAAACTGCTAAGGAACTACACTGTGCTTTCAGAAGGGGCAACTAAGTTGCTCCCTAGGGATTAATCCCACTCATCATCATCTACGTTTACATCATCAGATACAGATGAACCATCTTCATCATCATCCTCTTCTGAAACGGAGAAGATTTTAGTAACTCGCCACTGGCGTTTGTCATTATAAGGGTCAGTCTCTTCAAGAGTGATACCAATGAACTTACCTTTGAAATCATCAGTGTCAAGTTCTGCATCAGGGTCAAGACCACATGCTACAGCTAGGCTGTACAAGTCACGGTATCCCCACTGGTTATCACGCACAAAGTGTGTGAATGTAGCAGGAGCACCCTTACCAAAGTCACCACGAAGTTTGAAAGCATAATGAGCTAGACCTGAACTTTTGCTAGCACCATAATCAACATCCATAATTTCTACTTCATAGTTACCATTGTTATAAATATAGTCATCACTGGCTTGTTCAGTTTTAAAGACCATCTTTACCATTATTCTTCACCTTTATCCTTTTTATTTTTCGCTTGTGTAGTACCATCTGTGAGTCCTACAAGTTCATCCCACGTAGGGTTGATAATTGTATCAGGAATTGCTAGTCCTGGCTTACGGGTAACCTTAAGGTTGTAGATAGGGTTCCCTGCTAAGCGTACTTGGTAGAAATCTTTAACCTTCTTATCACCTTTAATAATCTTAGACTTAGTGATACGCTCAGTGTGACCTAAGATACGTGATGAAGCTGTAAGGTATTTAGCTACACTCTCCATCAAGTTAGGGATAACCTGAGCGGGTACATTTTCATCTACAACTTCTTCAACGTTCACTGATTTCTGTTGACAGATGACATATACATTCTTACCTGAGTAAGACAATCTAACAAGGGTATCAACGAATGAGCGAAGAATAATAGAAGCATCCCCATAAAGCTGAAGGGACATCTTCTTAGCATTCTTCTTCTCCATCAAATCCTTGTACAATAACTCTTGTACGTTTGTAAAGTGGTCAATAGCAATAGAGTCAAAGTTTTCAGCTAAGTTGATAGCTTCTTCAACGTCTGACCAAGTATAACATTCTGCCACTGAGAAACGCTCATCAGGTGCCACAGAAGCCAATCCACGGTCTGTGTCAATGACAAGAACTTCTCCTGGTAGAGAGTTAATAAGGGTTGTTTTACCACTTCCTGGCTCACCATATAGGCAAGTCAGTGTGTGGAGTTTAATTTTATTTAACTTTTTAAGTTCCATTATTTCTCCTTACTTACCTGTACTACCATATCCACCACGGTCTTCATTACCTAAATGACTAACCTCAGTTAATTTTAGTTCAGGTTGGTTTTCCATAAGACGGAACTGACACAATCGCTGACCTCTTGTGATAGAACCATCCCTCACAGCATAGAACTTAGCTCCCCAATAGTCATTATCTCCATTGTAAGAGTTGTCAATCACTCCTACTCCATTAGTTAAGATAAGACCTGTGTGTTGGAAAGTACTTGAACGTGGAGCCAAGTGAGCTTCATACCCAAGGGGTAACTCCATTGCAACTCCAAAGTTCACAGTGACAGTATCACCTTTTTTATACTCCAAACCATAAGGACAAGCTAAGTCAATCCAGTCTCCTTGTGAAAGTGCTTCAATTCTAGGTACACTTTCAGCTCGGTACTTAATTTTAATATCAAGCATATTCTTCCTCAATTATTTTATGAATTATTGATACCATATTTTTAATACTCTCTTTATAAACTATCTCATTAATCACTGTTAATGAAGCCTGTGTTATGAATAAGAGCTGTAGAGGTGTCATATCAGGTAGGTCCTTAATGTCGAAAACATAAGGGTCTCTGAATGTCACAGGTATGTAAGTTAAGGAGTAAGCCTTCTCAAGAAAGACTAGAGACTTCTTAAGGTCCTCTAAACCATTCTTGTGCTTGTATCTCCACACATACTTGACAGCAGAAGCAATCAAAGGGTCAAGCTCTGCTCTAAGCCAAAAGTCCCAACATTCAATTCCATTAGATGTGTACCTCTTAGGGTTTGTTATTTCTTCTGAATGGGTCAAAGTGTTCTCCAATCTCTTTGAAAACTGAACCAAAAATAAGGAGGAGAAATATGCCAAGTATAACTTTCCATACTCCTCCAAAGAGCATACCAACTAACAACACAGCGGATAAGATTAAGTAACATAGCAAGATAAAAGCTAGTAGGAAAGCTAGGCAACATAGTATATAAAATAGTAGTGCTAACATCTAACCTCCAAACAGAAAATACTGTAATATCCCAAGAATTACTAAGCCTGAAATAATCAGGATGCCTGATAAGAAAATTACCAAGGCTACAGTGAGACAGCCAAAGTTAATTTTGTTAAGGGTTCTCATCATTGCATGTCCTTCAATTTCATCTTTAATTCAAGAAGCTCTTTCTCTTTACTCAAGAGTTCAACATATTTCAAGGCGGATACACTGACAGATGTTACTCCCTCCAACCCTTCAATAAGTACCTCTTGCTTATTGGCTAATAGACCAAGGTATTTACTCTCAGTGTCATAGTACTTATCTCTAAAAGATTGATACTCCCTAGTTAGATAATCATTATGAGACTCAAGATAATCTACTCTTTCTTTATACTGTCTTCTAAAGAAGTAAGAGATTACAAAGCCTGTTAGAAATACCAATAGTATAAAAGCAAAAGTATATTCTTTCATCTTATCCCTTCCTGTAGTGAGTAGCTGTAAAGCCCTCTCCCTTAAGTGTTACGATTATATTCTCAGGTTTTCTATACTTATCCATCTCAGTGAAGTAAGTATCTCCTGAGTACTCTCCATCAATCAGACTGACTATGAACTCTTCACAGTAGGGGATGAACTGCTTATACACAGATGCCCCACCAATAATCCACAAGTCTTTATCATTGTGCTCATAGAAGTCAATGATTTCTTCTACATTGTTTGCAATATAGACTTCCTCTCCATCATAGCCTTCAATCTCATCCTTGTGTGTAAGAACTATATTGACTCTATTCTTTAGAGGCTTACAGCCTATAGACTTCCATGTAGTGTGTCCCATGACAACTATGCCACCAGTAGTCTGATTTTTGAAGTAGTTAAGGTCAGCCCCATTGTGCCAAGGGAGTGTCCCCTCAGCACCAATGAGTCCACCTTTTGCTTCAGCCCATATAAGCTTAATCATCTTAAGCTACTTCTACAAGGAAAGCAGGATGATTAAATTGTGGGAAGCGTTCTTCAATTTCAGCAAGTGTGAACTTACCAATACGGTCAGTTCCATGACCAAATACATCAGCTTCTTCAGTGAAGCCTGAAATTTGTCCATCAGCATTGATAGCAATGTAAGGAGCTTTTACGTTACGCTCTTTCTTACCAATGTAGATGATGTACTTTTGTTCTGCTACAGTAGATGCAGGAACTACAGCTTGAATAGTTGTAGTTTCGATACCGAGAGTGCTTGCAAGTGCTTGCACAAGTTGATTGAATTGTGTGTTATCCATAACGATAACCTCCTTTAGGAAATATAAATTTTTGTGATAACGTATTTCTAGGTTATTACATATAACAGTTTAACAAATTTAGGTTAGGTTGTCAACCCTTTTTTGAAGATTTTTCAAAATTTTTTTCAATAAAATCATCTAAATCTTCTAACATGTCTCCAATAAAGACATAATACAGATAATCATAAGCGTCAGGCTGTCTATCTACAGGTCTATATAGACGATAGTCAGGGTTTGCTTCAATGATATTGGTAGTCTCTACAAATTGATTGAAGAACTCCTCAGCACGGTATTGATTAAAGATGTAGGTCTTGTGCTGTACAATCTTCTTAGTACGTACATTGATAGCAGGGTTCACAAAGGCAAACTTAAAGTCTCTTACCTTGTAACCAAGCTTATCATACACATACATGTACATGTTAGCCTGAAGACCATACTTATACTTCTCCTCTTTAGGAGCCTGCGATACAGTCTTATAATCCACAAGGGTTACAGTACCATCATCATTCTGAATGACAGCATCCACAATCCCTGTGAATTGGTGACCATTAGGAAGGTCAAAGTATACCTGATTTTCAGTCTCAATGATTTTAGAGGCATCAATCATGTAATCATCCACAAAGTAACGGTCAAGTCCTAGTAGACCACAGGTGATAGCCTCTTCCACATAGTCCTTATCTTTAATCTCTTCAAGGACCTCTTTCTTAAGAGCTTCAAGCTTTAGGTTACCCTTGTGCTTACCTAAAATCTCCATACCTAAGTGAAAGATAGTTCCACGGTCCATGTACTTAGTACGCTCAGGGTCTCTAATTTCTTTGTAGCCTGCAATATACTTACACCAATGTCTCCAAGGACAATCAAGGAAAGTATTCACACGACTAATACTATAAGTTGTCATCATCCACCTCTTCCAACACCATTATCAATGTAGTAAACTAAGTCCATAAAACGTCTATCCAAAGAGTTTTCCATGCTTTTAGCCCTGATAGCCTCTTCAGTTAAAGCCTTATCAACTTGTGCAATCTTAAGGTTGAGCTTTGCATTCTCAAGCCTTAAGTCTTTTAGTTCTTTTTCTGTGTGATTAACATACATCACTAGTGAGATAATGATAGCCAATCCACAAATAATATAAGAACCTACCTTAACGTACTTTCCAAGCTCTTTTGTGGATAGCTTTGAAAATATCAAATTCATTCTTTTCATTAATAAGTTCCTTATCCTCTAACTCCTTCAAAATTTCAGAAGGCTTCTTGTACTTGTATTTCTGAAGAACTTCAGCCACAGTTAGACTAACAGTAGGTGTACTGTCAATTACTAGTGGTCTAAAATCAGCCTTCAGGATATCATCAAGCATCTTCAAATTCTTAGATGTAGGGAAAACCTTACCATTCTCCCATCTCCACACATTAGTCACAGATGTTTTAAGAATAGAAGCAAGCTCCTCCTGTGTGTATCCAAATAGTTGTCGTCTTTCTTTTAATGCTTCAGCGAACTCTGTCAATTATCTTAAACCCTCTTTCTTTAGAAATATACACTGGTTCCTTGGTCATCTTCTCTCTAACAATGTATTGAGAGTACTCAGGATACTGTTTTTGAAGTGCTTCCTTTGAGTTACATTTTACAGAAAATCTGTTGAACTCAATAGACCAACCTACTGTACCATCATCATACTTACACAAGTAGTGGCCACTAGGTAGTTTGACCACATAAGAAGTTCCTGTGTAGTCTACTTCCCACTCCTGTGCAAGGACAGCATTACACATACGTACAAATGATTTACCATACTGTTCACGGTCCATACCTTCTGTGATTTTATAGCGGTCTTCCATAACGGACTCATACTTACCATAGTAGAGAATGTTAATCAAGCCAACATTACGTAGTCTACGAAACTCATCACCAAAAGTAAGCTTCTTAAGGTAAGCATCTTCAGCAGGAGTTACATACACAGTGTTTTCTTTTTTAGTCTCAATAAACACTGAGTTCTTAATTTTTTCATCCACAAAATCTCGTAAGGTTTTAATCCCACTTGACCTCTCCATGATTTTATCATAGATATCCTTACGGATTGTGTCACCATCAAGAGCTTTCTGAAGGGTTCTATAAGAGATACCATACTCCTCCATAATCTTCAACTTAGTCTTTGTTTTTAATTCTTCATTTAAAATGTCTTTTAATTCCATATATTTTCTCCTGAGGATGGTTATTTTCCATCCTCTTTTAGTTGGTCAGTCAAACATGCACTACAAGGAGTCACTTCATAACCAAGGAACATAGCTAAGACTTGGTTAGTTACACGTGACTGTTCTAAAAATGCTGTCTTTACATCATCATTGCTTAAGTCAACCTGCCAAGCTTCAAATGCTGTGATAGTAGCAATAAGTACATGTTTAAGTAGGCACCACAAGTCAGGGTTTCCATCTTCTGTAGCTTGTGCTTTCAACAATTTCATAGCTTCTCGTCTTTGCTTAGTGATTGTGTCCAACAGTAGGATAGTATCAGAAATTTTAACATCTGTGTCTACTACTGAGATTTTCTCTTCCTCAGTTTGGACTTCAGGATTGTCTTTAAAATACCAAAACTTATTTTGGTCTTCATATTTACGGATTAAAATCTCTAAGTGATACTCACTAGCCCCTAAGTGCATAATGTTTGTGATGATATCCTCAGTGATACCTACTGAACTATTTTTGTTTACCATATCAACCTCAAAATGTGTTTCCTGCTACAAGCATGTAGCGAATAAAATAAGTGTTTTTTGTTTTTCTGTGCATCTCATGCCAAAAATTAAATGCTTTGATATAACTATCAAATGAGTGTGTCTTAACTAGTTCACCATTAAAATACTCATTCACATTATAGTTACTCACAGTATCCATTGTTAATCACCTCCATAATCTCTTCCTGGACCTTCTTTGGGATAGGTCTATCACTAGGGAAGTATGGATAGAAAACTGTATGTATCTCCTTCTTATGAGGGTCATCAAAATATATATGCCTAAAACAATACTTGTGTGACATATAATCCACTACTGTGTGATTAGGTCCACTTAGTCTACGGTACATATAGTCAATCTCCTCAGGGAGAGAGTGCTTAAGTGTGAATATACTGTCAAAAGACTGTAGTTCAGGTATGCACTCTCTATAGTGAGACTTCATATATCTTATACCTTCATAGAAGCTGTTTAGCACATAAACATTACCCTTCACACAGATTGTAAACAAGTCCTCCCAATCAGACTGTAGCTTAATATAGTCTAATGGATTGAGTGCAAAAGCTGTCCTATTGAATTGCCTTAATTCCTTATAGTCTTCCAACCTATAAGCAGGTTTATCATATAGTTTCATCTATCCTCCCCAAGCCTGTGCAACTTCAGCATCAGCAACAATTGGTATTGGAATATCAAGACCTTCAAGTATAGAAGGATGTTCCATAGTGTATTTAAGTTTGGGTACCACTTCATCTACATAATCATCTCTAATCTCAAACAGAATAGCATCATGCACAGAACCTAGTACCTTACAGCGTTCATGGTCAATTATATCACTAAACACAATGTCTGACAAAGCACTGATACACATGTCTGAGGCAAAACCTTGAACTCCTGAGTTAATGGATTGTCTTTCAGCAGAACCTCTATCAGACCAATCACTTGAGTTAATATCAGGAAGGAACCGTTTACGTCCAGTAAGAGACCATGTGTGACCATTTTTACGTGTATACTCCTTACACTCCTCATGCCAAGGAAGTAGTCTAGGGTATGCTTCAAAGAAGTTGTTACGTAGCTCCTCAGCATAGTCTTCTGTGATGTTAAGGTTATAGCCCTTGGCATACTGTACGAACCTTTTTGCACTCATTCCATATAAGTAACCAAAATTTAAACTTTTAGAAAAAGTTCGTTTCCTCTTTTGCTCTTGCTTACTAAGGTTTGAGGTATCTCCAAACAATAACTTAGTAGTCTTGGTATGCAAGTCACTACCTGACTGATAAGCATGTTGCATGTTAGCATCTCCTGAAAAAATTGAGGCTACACGTAACTCAACTTGCGATAGGTCACATTCAAGTATTTTCCATCCATGTCTAGCTTCAATAAGATTTCTTACATTTTTATCCTGCGGGATATTCTGAAGATTAGGGTCTTTACATGTAGTTCTACCAGTACGTGCTGTAATGTTGAAGCTAGGGTATATCCTATCATCTACTTGAAATTTTTCCCAAGACTTGATGAAAGTCTCTAACTTAGTCAACCGTCTATATTCCAAAAAGTCATCAACTACAGGATTACCTACGTAGTTCACAAGCACATCACTACTTACTGAAGGAGCTCCTTTAGCTGTTTTCTCAATCACCTTAAGACCAACACCATACCCAATAACCACAGGCTTGAAGTTGTGCTTGAGCTTAACATCTATACCATAGAGGTAGTTATTCTCAGCTAGGTATTCTTCCTTGAACTGTGTAGCCTCTTTCCTTGTGTAAAACTCTCCTCTGACAATCTGCTCACCTGTGAACAAGTATTCAATCACCTCATAAGTATTAGGTAATTTCTCACCTTTCTCCTTATAGATAGGCTTATTCTTCTTACCAAAGAGAACTGAAGCAACTTGAGTTGTACTATTCCAGTTAATATCAGCAACAGTGATGAGTCTTTCATAGATAGGCATATACTCAGCTATAAGCTTCTCAGCAATCTCACCTCGTCTAGGACTAATTGGTACTCCATTCTTCTCAACCTCATAATAGGCTCTATAAGCTCGCATCTCATGTTTATAGACCTTCACAAGGTCGTACATGTTAAGCTTCTTTTTAAAGATTTTCATGAGCTTCACAGGATAGAGTACATCATCAAGACCATAAGCTATAAAGGCTTCTGTGATTTTACCCTTCTTAGCTTCAGTCTCAATATCATAGTCAACATTGAAGTACTTCTTAACTAAGGGCTTAAGTCCAAGTTCTTCTTCACCACATACATGAGCAAGAACTAGAGTATCTACCCATAGGTTAAGTTCAATCCCTGTCTTCACATAGATGAATAGCAAGTCAAACTTTCCATTGTGAGTAACTAATTTAGCCTTTTTTAAATAGGTAAATAATTTTAGTAAGAACTTCATATCTGTCTTAGCCCAATCAAAGAACTTCCGTTCATACTTACCAGTGATAATGTTAGTATAACCTAACTGTAATGAGGTTATGTCATCTGTGAACCTGTGAAGCCCTGTAGTTTCAATATCAAGACACACAGGTTTATTAAGGTCTATTTTCTCAAGCATCCATATCCTCATTCTCCCAAGCCTTAGCTAAATACATCAATGTATTAGCTCTACGCTTCATTCTTCTATACTCTTTTGAAACAGCTCTGATACCACTTTGTGATGAGACTAATCCATGGAAACTTAATGGAGTATCAACTACCTTGTATTTTATAAGGTCATGATTAACAAATTCATTAATGAACTTACCTGCATACTCTCCCTCAATTTCATAGTATTCATTATACCAGTAGTGTACCAACCAATTTATCTCATCATCTGAGAATATATCAGTCATCCTTGATAGTGTTATGATATTAGGTAGCTTACACTGTCTCATCCTACGTATGCTTGTGGATAAGTCAGCCTTAGTACCTATATTACTAAGGTATCCTGTGAATGAGTATACATTATCAACTAAGAAATTGTAAATTCTCAGAATAACCTTGCTTTCTATAGTACCTTCATTTTGCTTAGTTACTTCATGTACCCAATCAGGGATAGGTTTTCTAACATTCTTCGTCATCCCCAATATACCTCCACTCGCTACCTATACGCACAAATCGTTCAGGGTAGAGTCTAATAAGTTCATCTCCATCACGCTCTTCAGGAGGTGTAGATAACCAATCATCATAGTCTTGTTTAAACATGCTTATCCTTCTTTTCTAACTCTTTGAGTAGGTCTTCTTCCCTAATAAGGGACATGTTGTAAAGTTCCAAAGTTTGAGCAAGTCTATGCTCCTGTGCTTTAATGAGCGTTTTGTGTCTTTTAAGCTCCCTGTTTGAACTGAAAGCTATGACTAAAGCCCACACAAAGCCTATCACTTGAGCTATCATAATGATAACCCACAAGATGTTCTCCATCAGATTTTCTCCTTAAGCTTCTCAATCCTATACTTCACTAATCCAATAGCATGTTGGACCAATGGAGTTGGATATTGAGGAAGAGTCTCCAATACTTCTTCATAGTAAGCAAGCTCTTCCTCAACACTAGAAAACTCCAACTTATCCATGTTAATGGTCTTTCTTGTTACGATACAAAACAAACCCAAGTGTAAACGCTGACACACCAACAGCAATCAGTGACAAGCTAAGGTCAGTACCAGTAGCAGGTAACACAGCAGGGGCATCATAAGTCTTAGGAGACTCTTGTGAACCTGTGTTCTTAATTTCTACCTCTTCCTTAGGTTGTGGTTTAGGAACTTGAGGCTTGTTAGGTTCACTAGGAACTACAGGAATATCAAGCTCAGGAATTTCAACTACAGGAGCAGGAGGTAGTACAGGCACATCTTCAATAGGAAGGTATGGTTTATCTAAGATAGGTGCAGGTGGAAGCAATGGAATATCTTCCAAAGGCAACTCAGGGATTTCCACTACAGGAGGTGGTGGCATAAGTGGAATATCATTGATATTCAACTCAGGCTTCTCATACTTAGGAGCTTCATTAGGAATTTCCCAAGTTGGCTCAGGTTTAGTTTCACCTGAAGCATTACCTTTACCTCCTACCAGTTGAACATAACTGTGTGAGATACCTCCATCAGTTTCAGCCTTAACCTCTACCTTATTAGTAGGGTTATTAGACTCTTTAACTGGTGTAGTAAGTTTAGTCTTATACCAAATGTAAATCATTCGGTCAAGACGGTTCATAGTAATTTCAAAACCATGCTCTTTCTTAGCCACTGACTTAACAAGTTCCATAGCACTTCCCTTGTCAATCCAAGGGTCAACACTATCAACATAATTGATAACGAATGAGTCATCAATCAGTTTTTGATTGTCAGACATTGTGTCAATGATTTTCACATAGTTAAGTACTTTACGCCCATAATTAAGACGCATAGCCCAATTAATCACAGTAGGGTCATCTTTATCCTGTGAACCCCACTTAGACACAATCTCATCTTTACCAATGACTTGTTCTTTCCCAATTTGAGTTGTCACAAGTGTGCCATTAAAGTTAGCTGTTACTGGCTTACCTGACTCAACCTTGTCAGTCCAAGTAGCATCAAGCTTAAGGCTCATCTGCTTGTTAAGTGGATGAGTTGCAAAGTAGTTGTTAAACACTGTGGTTACTGTGTTTGTAGCTGTGTCAGTGGTAGCTTTACCAACTACTTGCTTATCAGGATTGTACACGTCAAAGTCAAAGCTAGTTTGGAATTTCACTTCTTCAGGTAAAGTGAATTTAACCTTGTCACCTTCATTGATAGTCATGCTATCATCAAAGTGAACATCCTTATATTCTACTGTGAAAGGTGAGTATTTTCCATTACCATTAGGTTGTTCAACTACCACCTCAGGATTAGTAACTGTGATTTCAGTACCTTCTTTTGTGATAGTTGTAGGAGCCTTTGTAGTGCTCTCAGAGACAGTTTCAGGAGTGGTAGTGTTATTCTCCACAGAAGGAGTTGAAACCAATTCTGAGGCTTCCTGTGAGGCTACAGGTGCATCCTGAGTGTCAGCTTTAGCATTGTTAGCAATAGCAAGTGTAGCAAGTGTAGCTACAGCCAATAAAGTTGTCTTATTTTTCATTTTCATCATTTCCTTTTTTAAGTTTTACGAATTTTTTAGGTTCTTCAGCATAAGCTGTTTCATCATTACGCTTGTAGGCTTTACATCCCATGTTATCATCAACCACAAGGTCATATACATCTCCTGACCTGTGATTTCTGAAGAATGTAGTCATCCTACTTGAGTTATTAGAGGTACGCTGTAAGAGTATCATAGACTCATACCAACCTTCAATGAAGGCTGAACCATACATATCTGAGGTCTGAATTTTAGAACCACGTTCTAGCTTTCTAGAGTGATGGACTATCATCACAGAACACTTTGCTTCATTCCTCAATTCTGTTAGCATCTCTAACCTTTGGACAATATCTTGGTGACGGTTAATATCTCCTGAACCAAACAATAGGTACATAGGGTCAATGATTAAAAGCTTAATTCCTAATGCTTTAATATCATCCTTAAGCTTGTAAATTTGGTCCATTGTGATATTGTCATCCACAAAGTAGATAGGCAGGTCAGTCTCTCCTGTGATAGAGTAAATCTTATGCTGTTCCATTGAGAGATTATTCTCACCCTGAAGGATTAATACAGCACCTTGTTTGACTTCTCTACCATCAAAAGGCTTCCCTGTTGCTACAGCACAGGCTAAATTGAGTGTGAAGGTTGACTTGAATGACTTAGAAGGTGCTCCAATGATACCTACTGAGTTATTCTCCCAAAAATCTTCAACCAACCAAAAGTCTGAAGGGTCAAAAGGTTCAATCTCATCAACTTTCTTGATAGATACTGAGCGTTTAACTTTCTTCTTGCCTTTACTACTCAATTTGGTCAATTCTGTGCTACCACGTTGAACTTTTGTGGTAAGTCTAGGTTTAGTCTCTAACTCTTCCTCAGCTTCCTTCTCCTGAGCTTCCATTTTAGCAAATACCCTGTGAACTTCCTTGTCCACATTCGACTCATTGAACTTAGCCATTGACCTAGGAGCATTTAGAAGCACAAACTTAACTTCTTCCTTGCTTGCTCCTTCAATAATCATCTTGCGTTCAACATTCCAAGCCCATTCGCTTCTATCTGTGCCTAGAATTTGTCTAAACTCAGGTCCAATGTTGTATTCCATAATGAGAGCATCAATATCATAGTATTTAGTCTCAATAGGCTCATTCTCAACCTCTACAGAAGTACGGATATCTACATCCTTCAGATGCTTGATAATATCACGTTTTCGGTAAACAGTACCTTCACCTTGCATGTTAGACACATTGAATGTACTAGCATACTTGTGGTTCTTAGTTCCTGGTATCCTATAATAATGTACTATATCACTTCCACAAGGGTCAAAACCATATTTAGCTATGAGCTTACGGTTGATGATTTCTTGTTCTTGTGGTGTCACAGGATTATCTAAGACCCAAACTCCTTGGAACTTGCCTGGACTAGTCTCCCAATAGTAAGAAGGAGGAAGGTCCTTAGGGATAGGAGCTCCATCAATATCTTGTGCAATGATGTAGCTATCCTGTGCATTAGGTTTGATACGCTTTCCGTCACTCACAGGTGTAAAGCAGATGTATAAGTCAAACTTATCTCTGAGGGCTTTAACCTGTGAACCAAGCAATTTCAGTGGAAACTTAGCTTCCTCAAAGTCTCGATTAAACCTTGCTTCCTCATGTTTACGATTATAGAATTTCTTGTTAATTCCTACGTGAACTACTCCATCCTCAGGAAAGTTACGTTTTAACAAGGTCATAAATTTATTCTTAGATGACACTTGACCAACTCCACCCCTCTCTAATTAATTCCCTCTCATAGGCTCTATCATTAGGGCTCTGATAGGTCTCAAAAAGCTCATTATACACTTCTAAGACGATTTCCCAACCTTTTACTTTATATCTCCAAAGATGGTCCATCACTCTTGAAACATATTGTCTCAAGTTCTTCTTAAAAGCTTTTGAACGCTTTTTTCTTTCATCATTCCATTTTCTAAATGAGTCTCTTAATGTCCCAAAAACAAACTCAGAATTTCTAGCTTCCTTGTCGTTTAAAGTTATGTCATTTACTGACACAGTTCTTCCTCTTGTGTTACTCTTAATAATACGGACAAGACCTAGTGCATCCAAAGTATTTAGATACTTAGCAAATGCTTTCTTACAGGAGATACCAAGATAAGGCATAATTTCCTTGTTATTAAATGTGTACTCAGTTTCACCATGATTAGCAACCACAAGGGAATAGAAGAATGATAGTACCATTAGTGTGTAATGGTCTAGTCTATACTGTTCAATCCATTCAGTCTGCACAGTGATAAAAGGATTGTCAGGGTTTGCTCTTTTCATAAGCTTGTTATATAACTCAGCTTTCACAGTCCAATCACGTTTACCATAGAAACCATCTTCATTCCATCCATATTTAGCTTTGTTACGCTTAAGCAAACCTAATTCTTCAAGGATGACACTGTATTCATACACAGAATAGTTAGTTAATCCTAGATGCTTGTCAAACCATTCATTGCTTACTGAGATATCAGCTACAGGTTTGCCTTCAGCCATACTAGCCATACAGGAATAGAATAACACAAGTCCTGGACGGTTAAGGTACTGATTAAGCTCTGTGGGGATTTTAATATACATCATTTTCCTCTTTTCTTTGATTTATGGTATATCTAGGTTATCACTTTATATCCCAAAAGTCAAGAGTTTTTATAAAAATATTTTCAGTTTATTATTAGGGGTAGAAACTACCTGATATAAGATAACTACTATAATCTATAATATATAGTATTAAGTAAGTATCTTATATAAGGTAGTAATAACCTCTAATAATAAATTTCAATAATTTAAATAAAAGTGTTGACAGTTAATCCATATTGTGGTATTATACTTAAGAACATCATTTACCTTGAGTTCCAACAAATCAGTTGGAGCTCTTTTTTATTTCTTATAGTTCACCATAAGTTAGGATGTATCTGAATTGACTTAATTCATCACAGATATATCCTTTTTTGTATGCTTCATTCAGAAGAGTCATACCTTCTTCAAGGTTCAAGAAATTCTTACTGAAATAAGCATTGAATACATTACGTGCTACTAGAGGTGTACTAGGAATTAGTGCTTTTAACAAGTTATCTAAAGTACGCTCATCCTTAGAAAGAGCTTTACGCTTCTTGCCCTTAACAGGTTTACTCATACCATAGTAACTGCCATAGTTTCCATATCCTCCATAAGTAGTAACCTTAGGGATAGGCTTAGCTGTGTATTCCCATGAGCTAGTATCCTGTGTATCTAGCCACAGAAGGAATTTAGTCAACCCTTCAAGGTTCTTATCATAAGCAGGAATAGAGATGAACTCAGTCCGTTTGTGCTCATTCATATAACTTGCTGAAATGTTCACAATAGGCTTGTTAAGATAAGGGCCAAGCGTAGCTACATCTGTGTAAGAACCTTTAGCAAGTTTGAAATACTTGGATAGCTCATCATAAATTTCAGGAATTGAGTCCTTATCATAGTTATAGAATACCATCTCATTCCAATATCCCTCATGTACACCACGGTCAACTTGGATGAGCATAGAAGCCTCTGAGAACTCTTCTAAGAGCTTTTCAGCCACAGCCTTCTTAGAGCCTTGACACCCTACTTCTTCGTCTGTAGTGAAGAGAATATGAGGTCTGAAGCCCATATCAAGAATATCTAGGATTGTTTTGACTCCACAGCGGTCATCAGCTCCTAGACAGGCAAGCTTAGGATTAGATAGTGGATGCAACATGATAATATCATTGTGAAAGATAATATCACTTAGTTTTGGTGCTCCTACAGGCTCCTCAGTTGATAATCGTGCTGAGTAGGTTGTCTCATTAGCATTACGGTGTGTGTTTATTGTGTCAAGGTGAGCAACTAGCACAGGTGCATTGGGCTGTTCACTAATTCCTTGGATAATATACCCATGGTCAATAATATTATAGTTATATTCATTGGTCAACCATTCCACCAATTTGTCACCAAGCTCAGTTTGAGTTAAAGTCAATAGTTCTTTAAATTGTTTCATTTTTGTTTTCTCCTTAATTTACGTAAACGTACATCTGTTTTAGTTCTTCAATTTGACCCTGTGATAGTTCTTCAACCACATCATGATAGTTTTTTGTACCATTTACATCAGCCCTTGTAAATTTTACTTTGTCTAAAATTTCTGAAGTTCCCAATGTAGTGTAGCTATTTTTTCTACTCATGTTACACCAAAGTTTAAGAGAACGCTCTTCAACTCCATCATAAATTCTACCTTCAGGTAGGTGAGCACCTTCAATCTGTTTAAAGTCATCAATCTTTCGTCCAAAGAGAAGACAGTATAGCACAGAAGTAAATTCATAAGCTGTTTTATTAGCATCTGTGATAATGTTGCTATAGCCTCCTGCATGAGCAATTTCTTCACCTTTTTTATAGAAGTATGAGCGATAGAGGTTCTTAAGGTATAGTTTACCTGTTTTCTTATTAATTCCTGGATTATAAACTTTCAGGAAGCTAAACCCAAGATAATCCATAGCAAAGTGTGAGTCCTGACCTGCTCCATCACGTTTGTGACAGCTTCCTGCAAAAGCCCATCCATCCACTAGCTCAGGAATATTAAAGTTTTCAGTATCCACAAGGAATAAGCGAACATCTTTTAAATGACTAAGTGTATAGCTTAACCCTTTCTTATAGAAACTATCAAAGTAATCTTTGACCTCACCAAAGTATTGAAGCTCTTTATCAGTTGCTTTAAAGCCTTGTTTTGAAAGCTGTTTGGATAGCTTAGCTGAGTTCAAACCTTCAGTCAGTTTAAACCCTTCAAAGTACTCTTCTACCATACTTTTGTATGTAAAGTTCTTAAGATTAGGATTGAACTTAAGGAGCTCTTCCTTGTGTTCATCCCAAAACTTTTGAGCATTTTCACGATTGTACTCAGTTACAAAGTTTTCAACCTTGATAGGGTCAATCTCACCCTTAAATGATTTTTTAATCTTAGGGTATAGTTTGATTGGTACTTTACTAAACCCTGAGTCACGTAGTTTCTTCTTAAGGTCAAGATAACTTAGTTTGTTATTTGAGTACTCCTGTAGTCCCTCACGACTTAGAGATTTTTCAATAAAGCTATCAATGATAAACTTGTTATCTTTTACAAACCCTTCTGTGTCTTGGAAGATGATTAAATCTTTATCAAGACTAGCTAGGATTAGTGGTAGAGGGTTCACAAAGGACTCCTCAAAGTCCATAGTTTCTAAAAACTTATCCTGATACTTGATTAGGTTGTCCACGTTAAGAACACCTAATACTGAACCCATAACATTTTCTTGGATGAATAAAGCTCGCTGACGGATGTGTTTTAGCTTGCGATACTGTACAGTGAGGTCATTTAGTGTTTCTACCTCTTCCATAAAAGCTTCAACAAGTGTCAAACTCACTTCTAGTTCTTGCTCTGTTGTTGCAATATTCAACAATTCATTTTGCAATTCTTCTTTCAAATTGCTTAATCGTACCTGTAATTCTTTTGACAATTTTTCAAATTTCATTTTAAACCTCTTAACAATATTTACTCAAGGAGCGAACTCCTACCATCTCCCCATTAAGGAAGAATTTTCGACCTGTAATAAAAATATCTTTGTAACCTTTTTGTTTTAGGCACTCAGCAGTGATTTTGCTCACAACAATGATGCTGTAATTTCTTTGTAATTCCTTCATTTTCTCATCTGAGATATCACAGGAATGTGTAATGATATCTAGTGGTGCACCTTCACAGTGACCAAGGTTTTTAAACTGAATTGAAGCCCTGATAGGCTCTTCATATTCACAAGGTTTGATGGTCTTGATGATTGTGCCTTCATAGTTCACGATTGTGATATCATGACCTGTTAAGTTTGCAATTTCTTTCATGCAATACCTCGCTTTCTCAATTCTTCCTTATATTCCTGCTCTTCTGTAATCATTTTAAAGCTCAGGATAAGGAAAGCTAGGCAATAAGTCCAAATTGTGATAGCAAAGCTATAATCAAGCTCAAAGCTTCCTACCATCATAGTCAAAATATGGAAATACCATACAAACAACTTTTTGAAATTAATTTTACGTTTTTTCTTCTTCATTTTCTACTCCTTCAATATGTTCATACAGAAAGTTACTTTGCACAATAGGCTTTAAATACCTGTTACACCAACTTTCTAACCACCAACAACGACCATTTAACAAATCTAGCAACTTTTCATCTTTCTCCTCAAGATACCCATAATTAATAAAATCATTGTGCTGACTCAAGTATCTGTTTAGGATAATTGCCCTTGTTCTTTCTAATGGATAATCTACCATATAGAGGATATCCCCTACTTCATAATCTTTACCATCAACTTCAAACCTTCTAGTGACCTTCACAAACTTATAGTTCATGTGAGGCTTACCATAGGTTTTGAAAATCTCCCTGAGTTGTCTCTTTGTGTAGATTTTAAATAAATTTCTTTCCATTACCCTTCCTTATAGAGAAAATCATAAATAACTGATAAGTTCATTTCTTTGAGATTATCACTAAACTTTCTATAGATATTCCAAGCCTTGATGCCATTTCTATTAGCCTTTATTGAAAGGAACTCCCCGTTATGGCCAATATCTCCCCATCTACCTGTTAGTTCATACAGTACAGGATAACCATCAATATTTGTGATACCATAGATGCAACCTTTTTCAATCCTAATTCCATCCTGAATAAAAGACTCAGTACACATGCAGACTTTTAAGAATTTTAGATAGTTTTCACGACCTGCTCTGACATAAGGGCTATCTTTAGCTTTTATAGCTTTCAGATTTTCCCTGAATAGTTTTAAGTTTGTTTTCATTACTCATCCTCATTATATAAAAATGGAAATAGGGAGCTATTCCCAATAATCTTGAAATAGTCTTTATAATGACTTAAGATATTCCACCCTCTAATACCATCATTTACTGCTTTAACAGTAAGCATATTACCCTGATGACCTCTATGTTTCCAAAGTCCTGTTAATTCATAAAGTACATAACCAATTGCTTTCTCTCTTAACAGGTAGATATTGTCTTTTTCTATCTGTAAATCATCATGGGAGAACGGTACAATACATTCACAAATCTTTACTTTTTCTTTTAAATTATTATAGTAACTACTCCTTATATAGTCGTTTCCATATCTACACATGATTTTATAATTCTTCATGAATAATTTTAAATCTGTTTTCATTTGTCCTCCCAATATAGGAATGAGGTTACTTGGTTAGGATTAATCACTTTAAAACATCCCCTATACTTTGGTGGAATATTCCACCCCTTAATTCCATTTTCTAATGCTCTATCATTTAGCAATCCTGCCTGGTGACCCATGGATACCCAAAGACCTGTTAATTCATATATAGAATATCCATGATATTTTTTTCTTATGAGATATGTGTTACCCTCTTTTATAAATAAGTCATCATAAGTAAAAGACTCAGTACATACACAAATTTCCAGGGTTTTTCTTATTCCCCAATATTCAAACTGCACATATTCACTTCTATATGCCATAATAAGCTTATAGTTTTCAAGGAATTTCTTGATATTAGTTGTCATTATCCTCTCCTTTCCACAAAAAGTTACTAGATGCGATTAAAGGCTTAAATTCTTTCATTTCTTCAAAATAATCTAAATTAATCCTCCAACAGCTGAACCCTTTTTCATGAGTCTTTCCTGAAATATCAAAATTGTGGCCATTCATTGTTTTCTCAAGGTCAATTATTGTCACAACCTTACCACCTAGAAAACCTCTAAAAGGTTCACTAACTACATATATACCTTCATTTATAGTAAGTCCTTCATACTCTATAGCCTTTGTGAGACTTAATATCCTATCAATCTTAAAATTAGGCTCTAGTATTTTAAATAGTTCTAATCTTTCAAAATTCAATACACCTCCTAATATCTATGGTATATGAAAGAGTTTATAGGCTTCAGATGCCTTTCCATATAGTTTAGGTCAGATGCACTTATCCACCAATTAGAAAATCTTGATATAGAAGATTGTATAGTTAAGGCATTCACATTTCTTACTAGTCCTTTTGGGTCAAGGGTTATTATTATGCTATGTATTCCCCATCTATCCTCTAAACAGTTCCTTACTAATAAATAATAGTTAGGTGCAAAACGCCAATTATTAATCTCTAGTGAGGTATCAAGGAACACAAGCTCAGCTTTTGTATATCTTGGTTCTAGCTTCTTCAGAAGCCTTTCTCTTTCTTTAGCTTCTAAATAGTTCATTACTATCCTCCTTAATATAAAGAATAGGTACCAAAGGTTTCAGTGATTGCCTCATCTGCTGTAAATCTTCTGTATCAATCCACCAATTTGTAAACCCTAATCTTTCTGCCTTAAGTGATAAAGCATTTTTGTTTTTCGTAGGTTCTACAGGGTCAAGAGTAATGATTAAGTGAAAAACCTCTCCTTCATAGTCAACCTCAGCACATTCAACCACAAGATAATAATTAGGTTTAAAAGTCCACCTATTTATAAAAGTTTCTTGACCAAGGAGAACAAGCTCTACTGTTTTCCACTTTTCATCTAATTCTTCAAACAGCTTTTTTCTTTTTAAAGCTCTTCTCAGTGTCAGCATTTTACCAAACCTCACCAACTTTCATCAACTCCCATTCATCAAAGTCAACTGTATAAAGGCGTAGGGTCTTGAATTGTGAGTCCCAAACCTCAAGCATACAGTCATCATCAACCATATATTTTTTAGTAATTTCACCATCTTGCAAAGGCTGTTTTGAACTTGGGAGTTCTGCTGTATTCTTCTGTAGTGTTTCAATTTGACTCTCAAGGCTCTTGATACGCTCCTGGTTGTCTTTTGTGACCATCACAAGGGTAACACCCACAAACAATAACAACGCTGTTAAAACGGCTCCTACAGCCTTCAAAATACCTTCATTTTTCATCTTCATCATTTACCTTTCTTGTATACAGTTACTATAGGGTTTTTCATTGCTTCATCTTGTGAGGCTTTACGGATTGACTTGATATACTTTCGGTCAATTTCTGAAAAGTCTTCCACAAGTGAGATAACCCTCTTTGTAATTTTTCTATAATTAGTTTTGAGTGAGAAGGGTTCAAACCCTTCAAACTCAATAATGTAATACTTAATCATTAGATAATAAACTCTTGTAACTCTTTCTTTCCAACAAATTGTACTTTAGTATAAAATTCATCCCGTGATGGGCGATAGCTTACTTTAAAATCATTACGCCCACAGTAAGAGAAAATTTGTAATAGTGCATCACGGTCACTCTTACTTTGACCATAGATATGTGAGACCAATGCTTTTGTGCTGAAATTTGTCAATGACACAATGCAAGTCCCCCAGTGGTAGAGACAAAATGTATCAATTTCTTTATTATAGTGAGCTTGCCATTGGCTTTCTAATGGTCCAATGTATCCATAGTCACGGATACGGCCATTTACATTTGCATATCCTTTTTCAAGGGCTTTTTCAATAATTGCTTCAAGTTGTTTTGACATGTTTATTTCTCCTTAATTAATTCTTTAATTTTTAGTGCTGTTTCATATGGTGTTTTAATACTATAGAGTTTACCTTTATAGTACATACCTTCATATCTATCCCAAAAGTATTCACTTAATGTAAAACATAGTCTAATAGCTATGAGAAATGCTTGTTCATTTTTCCTAAAAGTTATTACAGGCTCTTCTGTACCTCCCACAAGGTAGATACAAGCTTTATTTTTGTAAATGGTTAATCTTAACATTAATATAATACACCTTTAAATACATTCAATCCAAGTTTGAAAGTTCTCTTTCAATGACTTTTCATCATCCCAAAGGTCAAAGTCTTCAATGTAAGTTGAGTTCGTAACCATTTTGATGATTTTGTCCTTATATCCTTCTTTTGTGACAAGCTTAATATTTACATGGTATACATTGCCTTCCATACAGTTGAAACTTGCTTTCTCTGCACTTGTGACATAATAGTCTTTAATCATTCCACTTTCTAGCCCATTGTTAATTGTTTCTACCATAGCATTCATTGTAAGTTGTTTCATTTCAATTTTCTCCTATATTCTTCTATCATAGGGAAGGGACAAAGCCCTTCCTGTTAGTTGCTCAAGAATTTTTTCAATTCCTTAATAAAGGCTTTTTTATCAACACTTTCAAGGGCTTTATGACCTTCGATATAAACTTTGTAAGCCTTACCTTCTGAGCTTTTGAGTGTATCCATTAATTTATTATATGAATGGATATTATTCAGGGTTCGAAGAAGAACCTCTCCGCCTTTCATTACAGTTATTTTGTCTGTAATGAATACTTTTACTTGTTCAGATAACAATGCTTTCATGTTATCCCTCCTATGATTTTGATAAGTGTTTAGATGTTTTTGGCTTGTCTCAATAGCTCTATGCTCCTTACCATAAGAAGGTAGTTACTATAATATTGATAGCTCCTAGGTTGCTATTCCTCAACCTTATGCCCTCCTATCCATTGCAAGATAGGACAACAGCTTAACTGTTTAGGGCTTATTTTGCGTTTTCACGTTTCCAATCTAAATAGTTATAGTAGTCTTCTGAACTCATTCTATGATAGCCTCTAGCTTCCATATTTGAAAGGATACTCTTCACGTCTCTTTGTAACATTGTGTCACTGTTAATATAGCCTGCATTGTAGATATTTACAACCGTGCTATGAGACTGACCATAGATGAAAGTTTCATTCTCATGGTCAATCATGATAAATAAGCGATATCCGTTAGTTGTCATTTTAGAAGCGAAAAGTTCAGCGTTGTTTGTATCGAATTTGTAAGTCATATCTTGACTCTCCTTTGATTTTGTTATTCTTTGGTAGGTCTTTCATAACCTATCCTTACTATAGTTCTATTATAAACTATTGTAATTAGTTTGTCAAGCTTTTTTGTAAAGAAAATATAAATTATTTCAATTTATTTTAGGCTTTACGCTTTCGCTTGATTATGTATTAATTATAGCATTATGTAAGTTAGTTGTCAAGTGTTTTTGTAAAGAAAATATAAATTATTTCAATTATTTTTTATCAGCCAATCGCTTTTTAGTCTATACTATTAAGCCTATAAATCACAGGGGAGATAATCAGATAAGTTAGACTAAATGGTCAGTAATGGTCAGTAATGACAATGACACAAGGGCTAAAGGTCAGGATTAGTCAGACTTTTGTACTCTTTTATAAGTGCTATAGTTTTAAGGGTTAATAGTGTAGTATAGTGTAAGAGTATAGTGTATAGGTAAAGTGTAATGATATGTAAGTATATAATCATAGTATTCTATATATGCTTAAGCCTTGCTATTATAGTAATATATGATAGTCTGGTATAGTGGTGTAGATGCAAAGGTAAAGAGGTAAGGTGTAGTAGTATAGTGTCATGGTATTGTATGGTGGTATAGGAGAGGATTGAGGGAGGGATAAGGGTGTATGAGATGATGGTAAGAGAGTATAAGAGATAGATAATAGTATTATAAAAGGTATTAGTAAGGCATTGTCCCCTCCCCTCTATCAAGACACCCTTAACGCCTTTATTTATGAATATTTATGCAATAAAAATGAATAATTATGCAGGTCGATTAAAAAACGAAAAGGGGGAGAGGAGGGGGAGAT